AATCATGCTCACAGACTCTCGGTTTGATCACAGGCTTTGTCATAAGAATGTCAGTTCATCTTTTACCGGTCGAGAGACTATTGGTTCCTGTCTATCCACAATAGGATTTTCTTCCACTTCCCGCCAGCTTGTCCATGCCGGATTACCAAGTATCTGCACGGCCTGCGCAGGTGTAGTTGCTGCAATGATCCTGCGGGATCCGTCCCGCATATTGAAGCGAAAGGACTTCTTGGGTAGGTCTTGATGCGCTTGTAGTTCCTTGTCGATCAATCCCATGATCCACGCGCTGCGCGAAATACCAAGGCTCTTGACGAACTCGTCAATCCGCGCTTCTTTATCTGATGGTACGTAGAAAGTCATTTTAATTTCTCATTTGTGCTTATTACCGAAAATTCCACTACCCACACCCACGGGTTTGCATCCCAGGACGCACGTCCGTTGATGTCACACCAGAGTTCAGCCCAGTGCGCGTACATCAATTCGTCAGCATTCAGCGGGCGATCCTTAAATCCTTTTGGCATAAACTCAATTGCTCCGTTGTCACCAGAACGCCATAATGGAGAAACCATGTCACTGCCTTTCTCAATAACCCGATACCGAACGCCCTCTTTTTTTACATCATCAGGACTTATCGCTTGCAATCGTTCGACTCCAATGCGATCAATACGCAGGAAGATACGCGCGAATTTTCGCGGCATGTGAATGGATGGTTTCCACCTGAATGCAGTTGGCTCCGGCATTTCAGGTGCTTTAAAAATAATTACTTCTTTTCGGTTGGTCTTAGACCATGTTTCGCGCACCCACAGAATGTCACCCGCTTTTCCATACGGGCATTTGACATTTCCCGGTTCATCACCATTGTGGAATATAGCCCTGCAGGTTCCATCCGCGTAATTTTGAAAGCGCAGAAATTCGGTATCATCGGGGAGGAAATTAATCCCATTGCCGATAATGCGCCTAGTCATCGTCTTGCGTCCTTCCAGAATGGCTTGGACCATGGGTGTTGAAAATATGATCGGATGCTCCGTCATACACCTAGCGAATTACCCGTTACAGTCAATCCATGACTCCAAACATTTAATCCCTGACTCCAGAACGCATCACCTACCATACGCCACTGGTTAAGCAAAGAAAAGTCCTTGTCGTTAATCATCTTCCTCATATACGCTTCTGCCGCTGTTGCTCCCTCCTCAATAAACGTAGAACCATCTGTCAACTCAAACTCATAATCGCGCGCGCGCCTGGAGGCTATGTTCAGGCTATTCGCCCGCTCCATCATCACTTCCTTCGCCCAGCTACTCAAACTCTTCCCATCCGGAACAGCCTGGCTGATCAACTCAAATTCCCTGTCTTCAAGATATGCGGTGATGCGTCTCATATTTTTACTTTGTCACGTAAAAAATCAGCGAACTCTGATTTGGTGAATTTACTGTCATCAGGAATTGCCTTTACGAATTTATCGACACAGTAACCGACATAATATCGGACGAGTTCAAACTCATCTTTCGGTAATCTCCCCCACATTGCCCGCGCGCCAAGGAATGCACCCATAAGTGATTCAAAATTATTTTCAGTGACCACGGCACTTGTCACATGGCCGTCAATGCTGATCAGAAACTCAACGGCCATCTGACCGCTCTCCGTTGCTTTCTCCATGATTGCCACCGTCAGGCCGTCCGAGATTTTTCCTTTTCGGTACAGGTCTTTTGGAGTGTCTTTACTTTGAATAACAATTTCGATTTTGTTCATTGTTTGGTAGTTGTATTGAGATTGTCTGGTGACCAATGGGAATCCTGAATTATCCGATAAGTGCGCACAATGGCATAACCAAGCACTCTGAAATATTCATATCGGATTCCGTAATCATCATTGTTCAAAACTTTATTGATATGATTCTCAATCTGACTTGGTTCGCAATCCACAAGATTATGATTGAAAATGTATTCTGAAATTGCACCCATCGCCATGTTGGAAATTGTGACCTCTGGCGCAAACATCTTGCGATAAAGTTTTTCGATATCAGAGATTGAATAACCCACACATGTCACAAGCGTTAATGTCTTTCCATCCTTAGTGGCGATAGTCTGCGGTGACATAGTGACCACGCGCAAGCGATCAGACTGGAGATAAATTGCATCAAAGAATGGAATCTTGAAATGAACTCCCGCTGATAAAATCGTAAGCCGCTTACCAAAACGCACACGAATCGCTTTTTCCCATGGCATGACCACAATCCACCATTGGAAGATTCTGGTAAAATATCCGATAAGATCGTTGATCCAACTCATTATTTACAATTCTTCATGTGCTGACAGAAGTGCATTTAAAACATTCCAATTGACTTTACCCATTTGGGTGTCACGCGCACGTAGCAATTCCTTAATGATCGCGCGCGACACAGAAAGTTTTTCATCCATCATTTCAAGCTGGATCAATGAACTTCTGAGTCCATCAAAATATCCTTCACGCCAGTCTGGATTTTCATGCGACTGTACTTTAGAATCGTATTCTTTTTGCAACTCCAATCTTTGGTCCTTCCACTTATCCGCTGTTTCTAGTTGCAGCCGTAGGTTTTGATTCTCCTTCTCTAATCCATGATTCGCGTGTTCAATGTCCTTCGCAATTTGTTTCCAATTCTCATTCTCCTTCTTTAAGGATTCAAGGTCGTCAGTAGGAGGACCATTTTCAGGTGCCTCATGTTTCTCTTCATCCAGTTTCACTTGCTTATCCTTAATTTATTCAAAATCATTGTTCCTAAATCTTTGAAATGCTTTTCCGGGATTGCAGGAAGTCCGTTGACACTGGCAGACGCAAAATGATAAATGATATCCTGCATTTGTTGCTCTACTGATTTGTATTTTGGCAATTCTATTTTTTCTTTCTCTGTCATGGCGTGGGTAGGGTTATCTGATAATTTCGTAAGGTTTTGCGGGCGGACAATTAATACAACCCGCTTGTGAGTATTTCGTTTTCACTTTGGTTCTTCAAGTTTAGTTTCGTTGATTTCGAGAAAGTCACCTTCAGGCGTATAGAATCCATCCACGTAAAAGCAATTCATTTCAAGTGACCAATAAGCGATAATCCACCAATTATTTTCTTTTGATTTTACCCAATAATAACCATCATCCCTTTTCATTTTGTCTCCTGTTTAGTTTCTTATTTGCAATCTGGACAAAAACATTTCCTTCCAACAAATACCCAGTCGGAATCAATGGCTATCTGTTTAGCCTCGTCCCTGTCGAAGAACACCGGAGTATATTCCGCATCAAACTCCAATCCATCTCCGCATTTGTCGCAAACCACGATGTAGGCTTTCTCAGTCTTGATACCCATATCCGCTTACTGTTTAAACGCCCGTTTTCTTCCCGTCCCATTACACACCAGGCACTTCTTACGTCCATCTCCGCCATCAAGTGCTGACCGGTAACCGGTTCCTGAGCAGATGCCGCATGCTTCTTCTGAAGTCACCGGCTTTTTGACTATCGGTTCAACTTTCTGCGGAGTGATCTTTTTCTCTTCACGGCGGTTCACGATAACTTGTATCTCAAAGTCGCAGTTTATCCGATCATCTTTATCGTCCCACAGATCAAACCACATTGGGCCAACCTTATCAAAGAAGTGATCAATGTGGTCGCCTTTCTTAAAAGAAAAGATTCCCTTCTTCAGCGGCCCTGATGCCGTGATACCCATCGTCTCCTCACTTCCTTCCGTGTAGCTGTGCGCACTCATATCTTCGTAGCCATTATCTGACCGCACATCCATGCCAGTGCCCCAAGCAATGCGCAACCGAGCATGATCCAAAACAGCGCAGAGATTCCAGTATTCATCGCCTCTTGCTCGTAGTTCTCTTCTCCGTAGTCTTCTTCAGTCATATCACTAGATAGGGGTAGATGCTTCATGATATCTTTTGATTGTCGCTTCAAGACGGGTAAGAAGTTCCTTGATTTCTTTGAGTTTGAGATGCTCTTTCAGAACCCCAATCTTCTTCGCATAGTGCCACACCATCTCTTCAGCCGAATCCCAGAGTTGATCTGGAAGCCTAGGATATCCTCCGTAGACAGCGGCATCATCTTTGACCTTTACCCTGTACTCGACCTGGCTGTCACTAGTCATGATCACACTATGCACATACCCCTCCTTGAATCCCTCGGAATCAAGGAAGAATACACGGTCACCTTTTTCGCGAATTGTAAGCGTCTTCATTGGTTAAAAATTTCTCCCATAATTCTATCCATGCCTTCGCGGCCTGTGCCGGCACTACTGCGTTTCCAAGTGCTCTTAAAATATCTTCTCTGAATTCATCGTTAAATTCTAATCTGTAACTTCTATAAGCACTTGCAATCTGTTCTTGCCAATTATTTTTTTCAGAAACGGGCTTCCATGCCGCTTGAATCGCTGATAATGTTTCTGGCACATCCCACCACGCGTCTTTGAGACTATCCCACAAACGCTGCATGCCTTCACTGCTATCGCTGGTCGGCCTTTCTTGCCTTCTTGCCAATGTAATTTCGTATGACAGGATGCACATAGCGTCTGCAAATTCTCCTCGGAGTTGTTCCAAATATTCCTGTCTTTGTGATGTATCCCCAACAAGTGGTCCGTGCCGCACATCTCGCATGCCTCCGTTCTGAATTCTCTTGAATATTTTCTTGCCGTCAGCGGATGAATGTATCCCGAACGGAGAAAATTTTTGTAACACTCCCGATTGCAGAATTTCCTCCTCAAAAAAACACTGTAATCTTCCAATCGACCATCCTTGAACCGCTTTCTGATCAATTGCTTGCCACACCCTGTGCAGTTCTTCAATGGTCCTTGTTTTATTGGTGGTGTAGGCCACATAATTTACAGAAACCAAATTGTTTGAATTCTCATCCCCATAAGTTGTGCTACCCACGCTGGGTTTAATCGGCCTCGGTTTAGTTCGTGGGTATTCCCACTCGTACTGCTGTTCTCCTGGTCCGGCTGGCCATGGTGGTAAACCGACCGCGCCAGTTGATCTACCCTCCCAAGTTCCTTCCCGTCCCGATCCATACTCATCCCCGGTGTGTCCTTGAAGTCCCGCGCGCTCGCGGTCGGCCAGTTTATTGCTTCGTGAAAATTCTTCGGTATGTTCTTTTTGTTGCTCTTCTGATTTATGTTCGGATTCCCCTTGTCGAATGTATCCGGTGTCGGCCAATTCACCTGATCCCTGAGCTTGTACTTCGCGTCCCCCGTCAACTCCTTCATCGCCCCGCCCTCCGTCTCGCTGGCTCCCGGCGTCTTCCACTTCTTCTGGTTCACCTGCGCCTGAAGCGGAGTGCCGCCCTGCTGATACTGTGTGTTCTGCTGGTGCGATGTCGGGGTGGTCCACTTGTCCGCCTCGCTGGCCAGATATCCCCCGTGTTTGCCCTGCTTCTGACTCGGAGTCTCGCCCATCGACCGGTTCTCCTGCGGACTCGCATGCGATGTCGGCCACTGCCGGTACACCTGCATCGATAGATTCCCTTCCTTGGTCTTGGTGTTGTTCTTCGGGTTGTTCGAAGCGCGCATACGCGCCAGATATTGCGCGTAGTCTTCGGGGATCTCGCTCGCCCTGGGCGACAGCCAGTATGAATAGCCGCTGTCGTTCATGTGGCGCGCCAACCTCTGCCGCTGAGAATATTCCAGCCTCAACGCGGTAACCCATCGCCGATAAGTCCTTGTAAACAAGATCGAATCCCATGGTGATGTGGTCATCGACGTTTTCGAAGTAGCACCAAACAGGTCGTATTGCCGCGACATAAGTTCGTATAAACGGCCAAAGGTGTCGCGGATCGTCAGTTCCTTTTCGCTTGCCGGCCAAACTGAAGGGCTGACACGGGTAGCCGCCAATGATGCCGTCCACCAGTCCGTGAAACTGTCGTGCAGGGAAAGTCTTAAGATCCGTCCAGATAGGCGCTGCATCCATCGCGCCCGCTTGCATCGCTGCAACCATGTTTTCGCAGAGGACGGCTTCGATCTCCACATAGCAGACTGGCTTAACGCGACACCCACCAAGGGCAATTCCTCGTTCAAGTCCTCCAATCCCCGTGCAGAACGAAATGATGCTTTGATCGCTGGCGGTAGTATCCACATTATTACTCAATCGCTATTTTCGTTATCGATATACTCTTTCCAACCCTGCGCACCCGCCAGCGCCCCGGTGTCAACTCCAGCGGAATACCTTCGTACCACAAGGACACTGGCCCCGTGATGATCGACTCATGCACTACCTGCACGTAATCAACCGGTCGGCGCATCCAATACGCATAGGTGACAGTGCCGATGTCGTAGAGTTCATATCCGTCATCGTGATAGATTCCGGCAACCACATCGGCATGCTTCCCATCCGGAATGCGCACGTAGCTGTATCCACGTTCAAGGACAATCATGTCCACGGTGGCAAGGAAGCGCAAACGTATTCTGTTAAGCCAATTCATCGCCATCAATGCTTCTCAATAGTTTCCTTGAATCTTTGTGTCGCCTGTGATTCGATGGCACGGATGCCCTCAATCAATCGTCCGGCAGGACCGAAGTACCACTCCCCGCCCTTATGTATCTGATTGGCCAGCGTCTGCCACTGTGCCAGCGTCATCGTGATGGTCATCTCAAATTCCTGATCCATGGGTGCGGTCGCCCGCGCGGTTATCTTCATATTTTTTTGAGTAAGTCAGGATGAAAAACTTCTGTTCTTGTTTGGTTCTTTATATCAAACCAGGTACACACAACCATGGGTGGAGTGATCATCTGCCAGAATAAGAATTTTTCCTTTTCTTCAGCAACAACCCTCTTTACGGTCATTACAGGACCGCCAGATTTTAATTGAACCGTATCACCCCGTTCAATCATATCAATTTCTTTTCTGCCTCAGTGATCAGCCGATAACACCGCTCGAACACGTCCTTGGGTGACCACGACCTATAACCGTCTTCGTAGATGACAAGGTAGCCGGGCCTGCCGCTATCTGTTGTCCATACTCCCTTTTTCATGGCGTTGAACTTATCTTCTGACATTGGCCTTGCACACACGACCTTGGTGCCGATGTAGGACATCAGATCTTCATCCTCTGGTTCACCCCCTTGTTGTGATTCAACCTCCTTCCGTGTTCGCTGTACCCACTCAGAGTGCCGGTTGAAACTTTCGTTGGCCTTCTCCTGCTCTTTCCATCCCGCCAAGATCGCCTTCACTTCCTCATCAGTCCGGCCAGGAAACAGCGTGGCGAGTGCTTCTTCCATACACATCTTGGACCATTTCTCCTTAACAGACTCAGCCGGGATCTCGCGTTTGAAGTACAAAACAACCTCATTTCCTTGAAACACCGTTATAAGCTCCCATCCCTCGGCCCCTATGTCGGACATTTCTTTGACCGAGACACAGTCTCCGTCAACAATCTTATACTCCCACTGCTTCATATCTTCTCTTGGTTTGTTTCTTCCTGGTCTGCCCCGCTGGTTGACCTTGTGGCCGGTGCCGACAGTTCCCACCATAGGGGCGACAGTTCCTTCCCTCCCACGGCCGGCATGATCACCTGCAAAGCATCCACCACATGGCAGAAGCGCACCTTCCCCTTGCACAACTCATAGGCACTCGATGGCCGGATCACACCGCCCTGCCGCAACAGTGGAGCAATCAACTCCCTGACCCGTCCAACGATGATCCCCGCATCCGGCATGGGACGCTCTACATGGCTGATCCGCCACTTACCATATCCCGACTTGGAAGCCTCATCGCGCGCCACCATGTCGGCCATAATCTCCCGCACAGCCACCGTGATCCGGTTGTAATCAATCCGCAACCCAGCAGCCTGACACTCCGCATAAATCTCCTTTGTCCGCACATCTCCAAGTGTAGTGAACAGCTTGCGCGCTACCGCGTACACCTGATAATAAATCCGATCATCATGCTGTATGGTCATACCTGCGTCTTCATTGTGCCATTGAGTTGTCTTTAACTGTTCCCCGAATCGTTGTCCTGAATTGTTGATGTAAACATAACACAAACGTAGACATACTTTCCAAATATTTCTACATTTTATTTTCCTCCAGTTACGCTTATTTCGCCCAAAACGCCAAAAACCCTCAAATCAGCCTGAAATCATGGTTACGGTTACGGCGTTTTTCACTCTCAACATTTATATATTTATGACTCTATACTAGCCCCATTATCTATACTCTTATCTCTTTATTCTCTTAAGTGTAACTAAAGAAGAATAAAAGATATAGGAAACGGTCAAAAACGCATGGTTACGGTTCTGGTTACGGGTAGAAATCACCACCTTAAAAGCGTAACCGTAACTGTGTGACATATCTACGCTAATATGTTTACGCTATGCTCACCCAGCCTGCCTTCAAGCACTCCCAATCCGAGTGGTGTTGACTTTCTCCACCCTCCACCATATCTTCACCCCCATGATCCCCGCGAACTCACACACCGGCCAGGCGTATCCAAGTCCCCCCTGCCTTTTCGGTTGGGGCAATCGATCTTTTACGAGCCCGGGTGCCAGTTTGACACGAAAAAGATTTTTTGAACATAATAGAAATTACTGATTATCAGCGCGATACAAAGCTACTTAACATAATACAAATTATATAACAGCGTGACAAGATGACGGAAAACGGGCAAAACACCTCAACTGAAGGGAAAACGGACGCGGCAAACGCGGGACAAAGCTTGCCAGGCAATGGGGTGAAGGTTTCCCGCAAAGAAAGGCTTACGTACGGTCAGTATTATCCAGGCAATAAAGCAATTGACGCGAAGGCAACAAGGGCAATAGCTGCGCAGTTTGGGGTGGGTGCCAAGGAATTGGAAGCGTTAGGGATAACGTGGACGTTTTTAGCAATCCGAAACAAGGAGGGTGCCGCGTTGGACCATGTTGTAAAATGGTCAGGACATCGAAGCAATTGGCAATATAGGATCCGAACGGGAATAGAAAAATGTATTGAATTGGGGTGTATTGAGTGGGTTAAGGCCTTCAACGGCTATGCGATTGCGATAACAGCCAAGGGGCAGCGGATTTTGGACTTTTATGACCGGATTGCTGGCGAAATAATGGATCGTGAACGCAAGGAATTGCCGGCTAAGTATGTTCGGATCTATAAACCAAAGGGCAACAGGGTTCAGGCCGTCCAGGACAACACACAACCGGTTTAAGGCTTCAGGTTTTTAGTATTGGCCTTTATCAGGCCTTCAGGTTAAAATAATCTATATATTATTATTGTATGTTAATTTTACAAGTTGTACCTTAGTGGTATCAATGGCGAAGGTCTGCAGCCAGGATAGCAGGCCGAACGAAATACAAACACTTATGAAGATTAAAGATTTCACAGCGTTAAAGAATTCCGACTATAACGTAGTCAGGAACGAAATTAATCAACTGCTTAAGCCATTGGCCGAAAAGTACGGAATCAGTATCGAGGCAAAGGCAATCAGCACAAACACAATGCAAGAAGTTTTAGACAGGCCCAAGGTCGCGCAGGTTGCGACATCGGCCAAGGCAAAGCGTTTAACGCTTAAGCAAAAGTTAATAGGGTTACTGATCTTGGCAACACCGACGGCGCTGGCAGTGATAGCGAATTATTTAATGAAACGCTAAGGCTATGAAGACGAAAGAAATAAAGATCTATCGATTTGCGGATGTTGTTGGATGGTCAAAAGGTTAACTGAAGAGGCTTCAATAGCCGAAACGGGCCCGTGGGCCCGTCTTAACCAAACACAAAAATTATGAAGACGACACAACGAACGACCTACTATCAAGATCAAATGAATAAGATCGTGATCAATGGCCAATTCGAACCGACCTTTCAATTTTCGGACGAGCACACAAAGACGAACCGCATGAACTTGAATGAAGAGAGTGCAAAGGTTTTGATCAAATGGCTGCAAGGCTATTTGAATTACAAGGCAAATTGAAAACTAAACCCCTAAAAACGTTATGACAATTCAGGAAGCAAAACAGTTAGGCCTTGCACACGGCAAGGGACTAGCTGAAAACAATGCGACAATCGATGACGCATTTGATGCAATCGATCATTTTCGTTCGTTCACTCCCTTTGAATTTTACGCTAAGGAGTTTAACGAAGACGAATCCGGCGAAAAATGGGAGGCATACGAAGAAGGACAAAACCAGGCAATTGAGGAACATTTTGCCAGCAAGGCAGACGAAGACGAAGGGACCGAGGGACAAGATCGTAAAGGCTAATACCGACGATCAAGACCGGGAAAACTACAGCGTATCGGTCTAAAGATTTGTGTTTGGGTTATTCCCTTGGCTTTGGGTGCGTTTGCATTCGGGCCAAGGGTTAACTTGAGGACAAAGGGACAAAGGCAAGGCATAGGGAATGAACTGATGGAAGGAAAAAAAATTATTGACAGACTATTTAAAAAGAGAATTTGAATGCAGGTGAAGTTGAAATTTCAAGGGCCGATTTTTTGGTGGATGTTTTTCGCTTGTCGGCCCACAAACTTCTTTCTAGAGCCACAAACTAATTTTTGAAAAATGAAAAATGACAACAATGACGATAAGCAAACTGATTTGTACAAATGCCCAGCACATTGGGGAAATGAGATTTACAAAGTTTCGTGGGGTGGTTACCGGTCTTATTACTTCATCGATCACGCAGAAGCAGAAAAATTTGCAACTTATTGGAACACTAAACTAATATGACTATGTACGTTTACATTCAATCAGAGCCAGGATTATGGACCGTAAGATTCTACCGTCCGGATGGAGAGTGGGAACCAGAGAGTGATCATGATTCAAGCGATGCCGCTGCCAAGCGCGTACACTACTTGAATGGTGGTAAAGAAGAATCAGATCGCCTGCCCGGGGAGCCGTCTTCAATCTTCGACCGATGAACAAGCGCTATCCGCATCTGGCGTGGACTTTCCAGGATGGAATGTTCCGCGCAGAACTTGACAAGTATCGCCTGGCTGTGAAGCATGAACGCAAGGGCCATTGGAGTTATCAGTTATTCATGATCACCGTGAAGGGTAAGCTGATGCCGTTGATTGTCGGTGGTCCTGAAGGCCGCTGCAAGAAGGAAGCACAGAGTTTAGTGATGGATGCCTGGGCGAAACATTCGGGGAATTAAAACAATTAGAAATGAAAACTTTACTGAGGACCATAATTGTAGCCATCCGCAAACTAATTTTTGCATTACGTGATTGGGTTGTTGCGCCATTGATGCGCAGGCATTATACCAAGTGGTATCGCTGGCAGTTCTTGATTGTGCCGTATCGCCAAAGCTGGCACATTGCCGAAAAGGACATTGATGCCATTGTGATTATTCCGCTCAAGCATCTGCATGACAGTGGCTGGCGCTGCATGGACTTTGTGGCCATCAGGGAAGACAAACCTGTATGCCGCTTGTCAGGATGTTCAGATGTGATCCATCTTGGTGGCATCGGTGGGTTTGGGAAATGGTATGAAGGAATGATCCCAGGGAAAGTTGAACCGATTGACTGGGGGATTGATTCGCTGGAGCGAAGCGGCTTGCTTCGGGTTTTCTGTTATGGAAAGTTGGAGGCCGGATCTGCAACGAGTTCGTTTGAGTTGTTTGCAAAGAAAGAATCATGACCACGACTCTGCAACAACAGATCACTGCCATTCAGGAATTGGCTAAGACTTCCTCCGCGAATGCGCTGGAAATCAATGATGCCCTGAACACCCTGCATGCCATCCGGCTGATCGGCCTAGAGAAGGTCATGTATGCGCCGGAGATGTATGATCTTATCGGCAAGTGCACTGGCTCCGGCTTTCTATCAGTGATGCAGATGCCGGAAAAATTTCATACGCAGTGCAATGAATTGATGGATAAGATTTATAAATTCAAAAACGAGCATCCGCAATGATCGACAGCTATCTGATCCGTGTTGACTGCAAGACGCTGGTGAAAGAACCGAGTTTAAAGTTTGAGTCGTTTGATCCACAAGAATATCAAGAATCTATACAAGAATATTTACGCCTGATAGACGACTTGTTATTGGGGTGGATAAGAGTAAAACAAATAATCAAATAACCGGCACTCATGATCACCATCACTTCAACATCTGAAATCTACTTCTTTCTTGAGGGCGACACATGGTATCGCTTCAGAGATGGTAAGTTCGTCTATGACGTATGCTGGTTGAATGATCGGCGCTGGATTTTACCACACAACTAAATGGCAACAATCAGTGAACTTTTACTGGTCATTGAAGAAGCGGTTCGCGCGCAGGATCTGGTAACACCGGAACGCAAGCAGTGGTTTGTCATCTCCGCGCAGATTGAAGACGCGCTGTGGAAGATCAAGTCCGGTCGCATGCAGGATATCAGCGTGGATGATAGTTTACGATGGAAGGAAATAAATAAACCGAAACTCGAATGAAAGTCTCAGAACTAATCACGCATCTCAGTAACCTCAAGGAGGAACATGGAGATTTGGAAGTTTATACAAGAGTAGGTTATGATTATTTGTATTGTACTGACCGTCCACGAATAGTACATCTTGATAATGCACGTGCAGATCGTGAATGGTTTAAATATCGGGGCAAAGACCGTAAGGGCGAAAAAGTTATTTCGATATGAAATCACATCTGAAAGGATTAACAAAGACACAGATCGCCAACCTTCATAAGTTGGCAATGTATCTGATGGATGAAAAGAATTTGAAGGCAGGATTTGATATGAGCTTTTATAGCAACGACGGCGAATCATGCGGTACTATTGGTTGCGCGGTTGGACATGGCCCATACGCTGATATTAAAAAGTGGCGTTATGAAATGTTTCCCCATTACAGAGATCGTGCATTTGGAATATTCTTTGGAAGTCCATCCTATAAATACCTTTTCACTTCGAGATGGAACAAATACGACAACACCGCCAAAGGAGCCGCCCGCCGTATCATCCGCTTTCTCAGTTCCGGCGTTCCAGAAGGATTTAAAGAACCAAGTAAAGAATACGTTTTATGATAATAGGAAAATACGTTACAAGTAATAGTCTTAAATCTGAGGCTATTCAATTTGCCATCTGGAAGCATGAGAAAATGCTGGCCCACGAATTAGAACTTCTCGCGGAAGGGGACGAAAAACTTTGGTTTTTTAATACGCAACCACATTTACCTGAGGGGAAACAAAACTGGGTGAAATACTCATGGAGTGATTTATATGAAGAATTTAAACAGCAGCAAAGAATCTAACCCCAACCAAAAATGACCGACAAGAGAGAAATTAGATTTCGGGTTTTCCACGATGGAGAAATGCACTATATGGTGAAAGGTTCGCATTTATATTTGTCCTTTTTCTCCGAGGGCATTCCTTGGGGGCTTTTTGAAATCGGAACGGACAGAAGACTTGTGACGGGCGATCCGAACGCAATTCTGAATACACCTGGAATCCTCATGCAATTTACCGGCCTCAAAGATGAAACCGGACTGGACATTTACGAGGGCGACATCCTTGAATTTGATCTGTGGTCTGAGGGGAAAGAATTGGGGGTTGTGAGATTTTCCGATGCGGGTTTCTGGACTTCGCAAAAGGAGGGAGAAGATGAGCAAATTCTGTCAGAAGAACTGCACGATATTCATGCAAGAGTAATCGGAAACATATATCAAAATCCTGACCTGTTATGACCGACAAGACTTTAGAACAAAGAGCGATTGAGTTAAAGGAAATTGCTAAGGAAAAGGCGAATGAATATTGGATTGAGAAAAATCATGGCGTTTGGGTACGCCAGGATGATGGATGCGATTTCATTCAACAATGGGCTGCGATACAAGGATTTACAAATGGTTACATCAAAGGAGCCGCTGACCAAGAGTCCCGCCACCTGTTAACCGTTGAGCAGGAGAAAGAGGCGATTGAATTGATAAAAAGATGGAAGGAGTTAGCAGAATCAGACGGTTTCCACTTTAAGGAAAGTTGGGATTTAATGAAAGCCCGAAATGAGTTCCTTTCCACCATCACCAAACAAGAAAACAATGAAACATCCATTTGAACCAAGAATTATTGACGTTAAGTCAGGTTGGAAAAATAATGCACAATTAATTTACAGAATCACTGAGTATGTGAACGAGAACTATGGGGTGGACAAAGAAGATGAGTTTTCAGAACAAGTGGATTATGTTCTTGAATATTTGAAGAACAATTTCACCATCACCAAACAAGAAACTAAACAGGAGACAAAATGAAAATCATTAAGATAATGTTCTACCCCTTTTACTTCTTGATTTTAATTCCGATTGAACTTCCTCTCTGGAAGGAGATGAAGAGACAAAACTACAATGTTCCAAACTATTTCAAATTTGTTTATGAAAGAATCGGACCTGACTTTATTTCGTACAAACATAATTAGAGTAAGAGCCTTTCGGGGACTAACCTCAAGAGAACTTTCTGAAAGAGCCGAATTAAGACAGTTGAAAAGAGTGTCGGATATTGAAGAAGGAAGAGGCAAGCCTACCCTTGAGGAAGTAATGGCTATTTGTCGAGTGCTCGAAGTTTCTATTGACGAAATGCTTTATCGCCAACCTAAAATTCAATTTTAACCCTACCCACGCCATGACAGAGGAACAAACCATCCAACAACTGATTAATGAACGGGATGAACTCAAAAGATTGAAAGCAGAGACTATAATAGCGGCAAATACAATCTCCGAGGATCATTCGCTTCAATCACGAAAGATTGATTCTTTGACCGCCGACCTTGAATCCTTAAAGAAGGAGAATCAAAACCTACGGCTGCAACTGATGACAAGCGAGAAGGAATACCACGCCTTAGGCTCTAAATTTGATAGAGAGACTGAGCGTTGGCAGGAACGGGACATGGATGAACTCAACAAGAGGAAAGACCTTGAATATAAACTCACCGCCTTAACCACAAAGGCAAAGGAGCAGGAAGAACTGTTGGAGAGATTTTATTATGTCTTGAAAATAGCATCAAACAGACAGATGGGAGTTATCAGTTGGGAAATTGGAAATGATGTGTTGCAAGCCTACGAAACTTATAAAGGAAAGAAAAACCATGATCGAAACCCCTAAATCACCTCGCGGAATGTGCCACTGTTTGCCCGAAGAACAGCATGGCGAAACCTCTATTATGTGTTGCAATCGTTGCGGGATGCCGACAGAGGATTTTTGGAATGTACCTGAAGAAGTGCAGGCTGATTTGTGGAGGGAAATGTTAATCATTTACAACCTTGAAGGAGCAGAAGGAGTTGAATCAAAATTTCACATAACACGCAAATGAAAAGGGAAAAATGCGCTAAGGCTGGATGCAAGGAGAAGCCAGTCTATCTCGTAATAGATATGGGAGTCCATTTTAAACTCTGTGAAATCCATCAAAATGCTTTTCCAAGAGGAAAGAAGACCAAACTTGAACCACCGAAATGACTCCCGAAGAACAACATTACATTGCATTAGTTTATGGACGGCAGTCTGAACTTAAGTTCATCGACAAGATTGAAGAACGTAAAAAAGCAGCACTGGCAAGATCGGGACTTAAAGAAGCAAAAGGCCTTGAACAAGAGATCATGCGCTACCTGATTACACAAAATGATCTGAAGTATTCTCTGTTGGTCAGCCGCCAGGAGATGTATTGGGAAACACTTTCAAAACTGAGGAATCAGATTGTCGATGCCACGGACACCGATGAACAGATCAAGATTGTCAAACTAAAAAAAGAACTTGATCAACTCAGTGAACGATTAATGGAAGGTATCGCAAAACTCTATCGTGAAATATTTGAATCCGCTGACATCATTGATGCGGCCAAAGAGCATACAAAAGTTACTTACAGTCCAGAACAACGAATAAAGAAATGAGTGAACTCAACGAATTTACTTTGGAACCCATTGGCAATCCACATGATTTTCTTTCCGAACGCGGTTATGTGCTAATCGCATCCAGCAAGCGCAAGTATCGTAAAGGATCCGTCTTCATTGGCTTTGACAAAGCATTCAATCGCTGCATCATCATGCGCCGGCTTAACCGCATCGATAGTGATAACAAATTGTATCACGTAGTCTATAAAGGACTAAATCCATTTGACGATCAAGAGTTCGCTGCGAACTTATTCCGCCATTTAAACCTGCATCGAATGCCTACCGCCCCCGTCCAGGAAGGCGATGAAGTGGAAGACTCGGATGCGCTATTGAATTGGTAAAATTGTAACTTTGGTTCACAACCGAACCAAGGTGTTTGCCAAGACCAATAATCCGTATCATTTTCAGTATTTAATCACCGGCATCAAGGGTGCAGGTATCAAGGAGGTCTATCTTCCAGAAGAACCTGCTGATTCAGAAGTATTGACGCTTTCTGAGGACCACAAATTCGTGCGTCCGACTCCTCCAGATTATTTGCAGGCTTGGATGAATGAATTTGAACAAGAAAGAAATATCAATCCAAATTATATTCATCCGCATCAAGAGGAAATTAACAAATGGGAAGATCAGGAATGGACACGAAGTGAAAATGGTATTTGGTTTTGGCTGAAAGGAGGAAAAACTTACTTAACAGGATATCACTACAAATATTTATGTCATTGGAATCCTCTTTTTGGGCCACCTGATTATTGGGAGGCCGATCGTGAAATTTTTTATTGGATTCAATATTGGGAGGAAGATCCAAAATCTTACGGGGGTGCGCTGAACTCCGGTCGTCGTATGGGAAAATCAGCGAAGATGGGATTTTGGATAATGAATCGCACCTGCACAAATTTCCGGCATATTTCTGGAATGCAAGGAGAGACAAATGATAAAATCAAAAGTTTTTACGAAGAACATGTCATTGAACCATTCTATAAATTCTCGTATTTTTTCAAACCCACGTATGACATTAGTACACTGCAAAAAAGAGGGATCATTTTTCGAGATGCACCCAGGCGAAATAAAAAACGAATTCAATCTACTAGTAAACTTGTATTAGAGTCAATGTTGGATTATCGCTCGAGTGAATCCGGAAAGTATGACCAAAGAAAATTACATAGTTATGGCATGGAGGAGCCTGGCAAAACGGAGGATTATAGTGTGCATGAACGTTGGAGTCGTGTAAAACCATGTTTGACACTTGGCATCAATATTATTGGCAAAGCATTTCTCGGAACTACGGTGGAGTTTTTTAATTCTTCGACTTCAGGAGGTAAGGCATACAAGAAGTTGGTTTATGAAAGTGACTTTGATGACAAAGGTGAAGATGGCGAAACGACTTCGGGTCTATATGCTGCACTGATGCCGGCAGATTGTGCAATGGAAGGCTGTATTGACGAGTGGGGATTCCCGATACGAGAGAGAGCAACTAAGGAAATAATGATCAAGCGTAGCAAAGTCAAAGATAAGCCAAAAGACTATTCAGAACTTGTACGCAAATATCCGCTAAACTGGAATGAAGTCTTTTATATCTCAAGTGAAAATTGTGAGTTCAATGCAACAATTCTGCAAGATCAAAAATCGGATTTATTGATAAATCCTCCAATCCGCCGCCGCGTAGATTTGAAATGGGAGAACAACCGGCGCTTCACTAATGTAGTGATGATTGATAATCCAGATAATGGATGGCTGGATTGTATTTGGTTACCCAAGACAGCAGAAGAAAAGGCTTGGCTGAATAATGTGGGACGCAGACAGGAAGGTGGTCGGCAGTTATTCTTTCCGAAGAATGATGAAATTTTTGAATCCGCTATCGACCCTATTGACCATGGTGTAGTCATCGAGAACATCATGGAAAAGGATGAGTATGTGAGTTCACGCCGGTCGCGGCCGGTGCAGCTAGTGCGCAGGAAATATGATCCGGCTATCGATGGACAACTTACGCAGGAAATTCTGGAGCAACGCGCGCGAGATAAGTATCCTTACAAGACCAACAAGTTGATATGGATGATGGACACCAGACCAACAGATCCGAATATTCTCTTTGAGCGATCTTTGATGATTTGCTGGTTACTGAGTGTGAAGTTGCAAGTAGAGGCGCAGAAGCCAGGCATCATCAACTGGTTTAGAGATGCTGGTTGTATAGACTTCATTTGGAAGAAGTATGTCCCTGATCCGGAAAAAGTGAAACGATCCGATGATGTGGAAGGCACACCAGCTTCGCCATTGATCATCAATGAATATACCTCCGCCTTGAGCACCGAAGTGGATTATTTCGGGCATACCATTCCTTTTATCGAAGTGGTGGAAGATTTATTGATTTTTAATCCACTGAAGACAAAACCCCATGATTATGCGGTAGCGTATGGGAATTTGGTACTTATTCCCCGGATGCGCCAGGGGTATAAACCACCGGAAGCCAAAGATGTGAGTCATTATTTCCGGACTTTCCGGATGGTCAATGGAAAATTGGTTCCGGTGCAAGGACAGCGAGTTTTGTAAAAACAAACTATCTTTGGTATCAAATCTTCAACATTGGCATCTTCAGAGTTAAGTCGCACAGGACTTAGTTTCCAATTTCCAGATGAATATACCCCTCCACAAGAAAAGGAGGAAGATTGGTTTGGCTTGGCTGAGGCCAGAGCAATGTATTATGCGACCAATCGATATGGATATCGTCTTTATTCTGAAGACTCCACCTACAATGCACTTGTCGAGGTAGCGCAAGGGCGGCAATCTGTTGATAACATCTTCCGGATGTATGGGTACTTTACTGACCGGGGTCAGACGGGAGATGATCAACAGTCGCTGGCATATATCGATATCCAGGTACTCAATCTGTGTACGAAGTACGTAAACCGCGCGGTGGCTAAACTGCAACGGTATCGCTACAACATCGCGCTTTCTGCTGTTGACCCAATCTCCGTGGATGAAGCCAAGTCCTACAATGCTCAAATCAGGACTCTGTACGAACTTAAAGATTGGTTCAAATCGCTTAAGGTTGATCCCCAGCAGATTTTTCCGGAACTCGATGTGTCGCTTCTGCCGGAATATCCTGAAGAATTGATGTTTGACTTAAGCGTCAACCAGAAGATCAAGAAGGTTATTGATGCCGAAAAGACCTTGCGCTTATTGCATTCGATTAACAACACCGACCAGGTGTTACGTGAAACCGATTGGGATTCTGTGGTCCTTGGTCGCCGGCACATGCACTGCTTCAATGATCGCAACAAGGTGCCACGGATTCACCGGATAAATCCCAAATATTGGGGTGGTTCTTACGTGGAGAATGAAGACTATTCCCGGCAGGAATATGCCTTCTTCGTGGATTTTATCACGCGCAATCAGTTCAAAAAAGAAGTAGAAGGCACTCTGTCAAAGGATAAAATTGATCAGGTTCTCACCAGCCACGCCTTCCCCAACGCGGGGGTTACCTACGGAACCTTACCTGAATTTTATAAGAATTTCGATGGTTTGGACTATATACCGGTGATGCGTTTCTATTTCTTGTCCAATGATTCGCGCGCATTCAAGGTATGGAAGAATAGCTACGGCAATCCACAGATCGAAGAACGGCATTATGAATACAATCCGGCAAAAAACCCTCTGAAGAACAGCTCGGTAATTCGCAATCAGTACACTTCTCTGTATGGCGGCAGTTGGGTGATTGACAGTGAAGTTGTATTCAACTATGGCCGCAAAGAAATGCCGCGTTTGAATCTGGTCAATCAGCGCCTGCCAATTATCACCTTTGCTCCCAACATGAAAGAGGGTCGCGTGGTGAGTCTGGTGTCACAGATGATTGAACCACTGACCATGATCAATGTCGCGTGGAATAAGATCAAGGATATCCTGGCCAAAGGCCGCATGGGCGTTCTGGACCTGAACCTGACTGCGCTGGATGAAGTGGCTCTTACCCGCGGAGGGAAGGTTTGGAATGCCAATGATGTTATTGACTTTTTCATGCAGAGCAACATCATCATCAGTCGGAGGAATATCTCAGCCTACGGCCAACAAGTCGGTGAGGCAATCCGTGAAATTGGCGCTGGACTTACGCTTGCTGATTATTTCAACACAATCACCACTTCGATTCGATTCCTTGATGAACTCAGCGGATCAACCGTGATTGAATCTGCCTCATTGCCGGATCGCCTGGCGGTGGGGGCGATGAAGGCCAATGTCAATGCCGGATCTGATGCAATTGAATATTTGGTCAACGGACGGCTTCAGAGTTATCAACAGGCTAGTCATATCATGCTTTTGTTGGCCCAGGAATCAATGCGCGATAAAGTAGCCATCAAAGGAATGATTCCTGCCCTTGGTACATCAACGACCGAATTCTTTGAAGTTCCGGATGACATTGCCTACTGCGAATATGGCCTTGTCATGGAACGTGAACCAACGGAAGAAGAGTGGATTGATTTCTACAATGAACTGGCTTCAAACGTTAAGGAAGGCAAACTCAATGCCAGCGATAGCGCATTTATTCGTGACATCCGAAACATGAAGATGGCCCGCCAGATCATGGCCAACCGCGAGAAAATCAATGAAGCCAAGGCGCTGAAGATGCGCGCGCAGGATCAACAATTCCAGATGCAGGCTGGTGAAAAGTCCGACCAGCGTAAACTTCAGATGGAAATGGCACTTCTGCAGCAGAAACAGGCGGATGCCAAGGAATTAATGGCCATTCAGGCCAAGATTGATGATGCATTGATGACCAAGAAAGCCATGCTCGAGGGCGAAGTGAACAAGGTTTCTGACATGGTGGAAATGCAAATCAAGAAGCAGGCTGGCATCGATATGATTCTGAAAGAGGCAATGCGGGCACGAAGCGAAAATTATAAGGCAGATAAACAACATGAATCATCTCTTGTCAAAGCGGCAGCGCAGGACAGGAAACAACTTGAAAAATCTGAAAAGTAAAAGGGGGCAAACCCCTTCACCCCCTTTCGTACATCCCATCACCCTGCAAACGTATGAACGATAAATGTAGATTATTTCCTAATTTCACACAACCGAAAACCAAAAAGTCATGGCTGAAACCGCAGAAAAAGAACAAGTTTATGTGATCGGAAAGGGAATGGTGGATAAAGCAACCCTTGAACCCGTTGCCAAGGAGGAACCAAAAACAGATCCCAAACCTGACGGAAACTCTCCTGAAGCCAAAGCCGCACAAAAAGCCGATGATGATGCAGCCGCAGCGGCCGCTGAAGCCAAGGCCAAAGCCGAATCTGAAACCAAGAAAGAAGGGGAGGAACCTAAAGTAAAGTTCACAGATGAACAACTTAACGAGTTTCTCAAGAGTTCATTAGCCGAGAAATACGGCATTGAATCCAAAGAAGACTTGCTTGAAGTGCTTGAAAATCAGGATTTGCTGGGCAAAGAACTCGAGAAAGTCAGGGCCGAAAAAGCCACCAAAGAACCTGAATTTGAGTCGGAAACCGACAAAAAAGCCTACGAATTCATCAAACAATATCCGTTATCGCGCCATGGCGAAGGCCTGAAGGCATACGCGGCTTTGATGGATTTGACGGTCGGGAACCTGGACGATCGATCGGCGCTCGAAGAAGCCTTCATTCTGAAGGAAAAAGACCTCAGTCGCCGGGAAGCAGAAAAATTATTTCAGCGCGAATACCGCGAGAAATATGAGGTCAAAAAAGAAGATTACGATGATGATCAACAGTATCAGGAAGAAAAAGATTTGCGCGAAATCAAACTCAAGCGCGATGTAGCCAATGCCAAACGTGAACTCAGTTCACTTCAAGAAAAATTCAAAGCACCGGCAGAGGCCAAGAAAGAAGACCCCAAACAGCCACTCATTCCAGAAGAAACGCTTAAGGGATACTCCACGCAGATTGATCGGTTTTTCAAAGGAGAAAAGGATGGAGAATCCTTTGATTCCTGGATATTCAAAGACGATGATGGCAAGGATTTATTCACCATCAAACTCTCTCCGGACAAGATCAAAACAATCCGCGAAACCATGAACCTTTATCTTGGAGATCCGCGTGTGTACGACAAATCCGGAAAAATACCTAACTTTGATCCCGCTGAGTTGGCAATGACCATGACTAATTTGCTGTATGGCGATTGGATGGATCAGGAAAAACTCAAGCAGATAAAGATTCTTTCGCAGGTCACAAAGGCCGAGGAGATTGCCAAAGCCAAACCTGACAAAACCGAAAGCGGAGTAGATGGCGGAATAGATCGAAAGAATATGCCAGTAGAAGATCAGTTCAAATTACTTGCAAAAGAGGCAGCGGCTGAAAGAGCGCGAAAAGGGATCAAGCAGGTTTAAGAGGGAACCCCAGCTTTGAATCCACGCCGGACCAGGGAAACTAATAATTCCCGAAAATGGCAACGACTAACACGTACAGAGATTTTTCGGTAGCGGCCACCGAGGCCTATCCGTTAATCTCCAATATCGAGTTCCTTTTGGAACCTCAGATCGTAAAAGAACTCTTCAACGTCAACCCGCTGGAATCCGATGTCGGAGATTTCATGAAGATGGGGATGATGGAAGAAGTCTTCGGTGAAGAAATCATTCACCGCGAGAAAAGAAAAATCATCGATGCGCCTTATCTGAATTCTGACACGGTTATCACCAACGTGTACGGAACGGCATCGGTTGGCAATGGTGATCCTGCGGCCTTCTCCGGCTATCAGTATGTGCAGCTTTCTCCGCTGTCCCACAGTCCCACGGCTGGTGATCTGACCAACACGAAGTCTTATCCGCGTGTGGGGATGATCATCGAATTCACCGGAAAGTATTTCTGGCGAATTCAGGGCAAGCGCGAATCGGTCGCAAATGCGCACCGACTGTACATCACACCGCTTTCGGCTTCATATCCGGCACTTTCAGCCACCATCAGCTTGGTTGGATCTACCTATGGAGGCGACCAAATCACGCTACCCACAGCGAACTTCGAAGAAGCAACCTGGGGTATGCAGGATGGTTCTGTACCGGTCTTCACGACCTACCGCAGCTATCTGTCCACCTTCGGAAACGTGTACAACGTGACCGATAAGCAGGAAATGAACAAGACCTACGAAATCTATGATCCGCAGACCGGTCAGACCATCAAATTCTGGCATGAAATCGGTCTGCGCGACACTGAGGACGTGTTCCTCACCATGGAAGCCATGGGATTGTTCGTAGTACCGGCTGCGGATGCCGCTGCCGTAGTGTATGATCCGATCAGTGCCAGCAACAAAACGCTGACCACTTCGAACGGATATATCCCCGTGCTGGATGCCAATGCTCCACATCAGCAATATGGTGACAACATCACCTTCACGCTGTACAAGCAACTGGCCCGCCTGCGCAACAGGTTGAACCAGAAGCGGGATTGCATGATGTGGTATGGCCAGGAATTCGGATATCTTGCGTCCGACACAATCACTGCCCTTGGAAACAATGGTAGTATTGTGTATGATCACAAGGCCGTTGATCTGGGCATCGACTCCATCACCATTCCCGGGGCCACATTCAACATGAAAGAACTGCGGATTCTCAACAATCCTCAGTTGACCAATATCCCCGGCCGTCCGTATCCTTACTACTTCATCATCGCACCGATGGACAAAACGCAGGATGCAAAGACGGGAATTCCGATGGACGCTTTCACGATCATGTACAAGCGCCAAGTCGGTGGAGGTTCGCGCGGACATTACAAAATCTGGCAAACAGGTGGTAATGCTCCGGTGCCTACCAACACACAGCGTTTGAGAACTATCAGCTTAGGCTCTGAAAAGGGCGTTCGCGTGGTGGGATCGCAAAAGCACATTCTCGGAGTGTACGATCTGTTCTAAAAAACCTGAAACGGGGGCTAAAAACCCCCGTTTCTTTAAAATTTAACCGAAAAACCAATGGCACAAGACCAACAGTCTTCAGAGTCCACAGAAGGACTTGATGAAGAAACCCAAGAATTTCTTTCCGGAACCGCCAAAAAACCCACCCGCAAGGGCATAGTCGATGTAATTCCCAAAAAACCTGGTGATGAACGGCCCAGAGTACTGATGAATCGCGGGCGATTCGGCAAATTCAAGTTGCCGGCATCAATTCCCTTGAGCGAAATGATGCTTCCGCCGATCACCAAGAAAAAAACAGCCATCTATGAATTGCTGAATCTCAACAATGCTGATAAATACAGTGGACGGGAGATCTATGCGGGGCGGGCAATTGATCCGCGCATTGTGGAGGCAAACAAGTTCATTGATCCTCCGCCATTCGGATTGACTCCTACCTACACGATTTTTGATCGGTTTGAACCCGATCTGGCACGGCGCAACAAGGTAATGAAATATGTCACCCGCGCCTCTGTCCGCAGTTTTGAGAATCCAGTCACAAAACAGCCAGATCAGACTATCGATGAACAACTCGGGGAACCGGGTTTTATCAATGGTCAGGTGGTTGTTGAAATCGAGAACAATTATCCACATTACGTATGGTGGGAATTGCATCCGCAAAACGCATCCAACAAATGGAGGCCAAAAGAACGTCCTCCGGTGTTCAAGCGCATTGACATCGAATACAAGTCCCCGCATCAACAGATGATGAAGATGGACCTGCAGCAGGAAGCTGAACGATACGTCATTGGTCTGCGGGCGGACGAACTCATCAATTTGGCCTCCGCCATGACCAATCCGGTAATTTCCACTGCGATGCCACCCAATGAAATTCGTCTGGCATTGCGGTTACGCGCACGGAATAATCCGGAAGAAGTACTGTTCAAAGCACCCAATCCAACGCATTCAATTACCATGAACGTGATCAGTGCCATGGATTTGGGCATTATCGACTATCGCCCAGAGACAAATGAATATTTCTTTGCAAGTGATGATGACAAGCCGATGTTTGTTGTACCGCTTGAACAAACTCCGATTGAAGCCCTGGCTGGATATCTTTCTTCCGCTGAAGGAAAAGAGGACCGGAAAGCAATGGAGAACATGCTGAGTTTCTGGGTGTAGAACCGGACTGAAAAATTGAGTAAATTAGGCCCGAAGAATATCGGGCCTTTTTAATTTCAAGCCTATGTCATCAATTCCGTTTGTCACCGCCATTGAAAATGAGTCTGCTGATTGCACAACTGCTGATCTGGTTGACTTAACCGTTTATGGCGGATCTGCGCCAAATCGGAATACATTGGCCCTTTTTCTGTATCTCTATAAACGTGATGCACAGGATAACGATACTCCGATCACTGTTGATAATACCACTCCACTTACAGTTGGAACATGGTCATTTTCTTTGGCTCCGCCAGATGGTTGGTACGTAGGCATTCTGTTTGGATTTCCTCTGTGGGCTGCCGGCACCTACACAATGAACAATTGTGTTCACTATTCTGATGGAAATTACTATCAGTGTGCGGTGGCAAGCACAACTTCAGTCCCTGGAACAGATTCCGATTGGACTTTGATTACGGATATTCTCGGAACGGTACTCAATCTTTCCAATAGTAACGTCTACATCACACAGACCAATAATTTCACCACATGTAAGGCTGAGATTCCGGTAGGAGATCAACTTCAGGCATTGAGTCAGAAGATTGTACAGGGTAAGTGTAAGAATTGGGAAGATGCCGCAAAAGCTTTATACGGAGCAGCATTAATTCAAGGAGCAATCATAAATTTCAGACGACTCACACTTGAAGATGCACAGAACGTGATTGATTTTGTAGACAATCAATGGCTTGCTTTACCACAGTAATTCATGGGAGCACCAATTCGGAGTCAGACTGAAATAGATCAGATCGTCACTCGGGGACAGCATACAATTGCTGATTTGTCCAATGATTTGGTTGCTGAAGAAAAAAGAGGGATTGATTCTACTGATCGTGACCATCGCGATAAGATGTATAGGCTGATTCTACTCTGTGCTTATTTTGCCAATCTGCTCAATCCTGATGGCGACATCAAGAATTATTATCTCGATGCCGGAAATGAAAAGAAACTCAACAATATTCTTGATGGCATTGTAAAACTCTCACGCATCTTTGATGGTCCGGCAATACCACGTCTTGGCTCAATTAATCAACCCCTGCTGTTTTTTCCGGCAACCGGGGGATCAACACCGGCACCGACCCCCGATAGTCTTGCGCGATTTTCAAGCACCGTAAACAGTCCGAATGGGATTGTCGATTCATTCAATGTAGCAATCGCACAGGAATTTGCTGTGTGGTATTACAATGCCAGGGGTTCAAATCCTGGAGAAGGATCTCGCGCAGGGATGATTGTTGCAGATTGGCGTGATTCAGCATCAGCAGATTGGTATGAATTGCCAGCTTCCGATGTTGGAGGAATCACATCACCGTTGACATTTTCAGTCAGTATCAGCAGTGGTGTGGTACAACTTGTCGCAACAGTAGCAACAAATAACTGGTCCATAAAAGGAGTGCGCATTATATGAGCCATCCCGTTATCATACCCAATGGCCTACAACTTGATTTCACTCCTGCCGATGGCGGATCAAGCGATCATTTTTTGGCTTATGATTCATCAGGGAGTATTGTCAAATATGCTACTCTTGACGTTGCCCGTCTTACTGCACAGAATCCAAACGTTGTGGCTGTTTATGATGGAAGTGGATTTCTCACATCCAGTCTGATTACCGCAACACAACTTGGATATCTCACAGATGTTACGTCCAATATTCAAGCGCAGATTAATTCCAAACAGAATACCATTAGTCTGACTGCTGCCCGCGCTGTGATGAGTACTGCCGGTGGTTTATTGGGAGTTTCTCCGACAACATCAATTGAGTTGGGGTATGTCTCTGGTGTTACCAGTGCGATCCAAACCCAACTCAATGCCAAGCAGGCGACAATTACCGGAGGCGCTTCATCTATTGTGACTTCGAATCTCACGGCCGGCTATGCACTTATAAGCGATGGATCCGGAAAAGTTGCAGTAAGTGGAACCACAACCACTGAGATAGGATATGTTTCCGGTGTCACGTCTGGAATTCAATCACAACTTGATTCCAAACTTACTGTTGTATTAACATCTCCAGCGAGCGGAGATATTATTTCTTACAACGGCACAAATTGGATCAATACTCCATCACCGTCAATGCCGGCAGGTGGCAGCACAAATCAATTCTTGGTCAAAAACTCAGGAACTGATTATGATACCACTTGGCATACGCTTGTCATGGCTGATGTCACCGATATCAGCGCCACCGCAGCGGAAATCAATGTTCTGAGTGGAATAACATCCACTACCGCGCAATTGAATTATCTCAATACAGCCGCCTCAGACATTCAGGTGCAGATCAACAATCGTCTGATCAATTCACTTGCGCTGAATTCAATTTTTGTTGGTAATGCCAGCAATACAGCATCACAGTTGGGGCCAGGAGCAAATGGAACGGTGTTAACAATTGTCAGTGGTGCGCCTGTTTGGCAGACAGTAACAGGTACGGGTTCTGTAACATCAGTCGATGTGAGTGGTGGATCAACTGGATTGACGTTCTCAGGTGGTCCTGTCACAACTACCGGTACTATTACAATGGCCGGAACACTTGGCACCACGCATGGAGGAACTAATCTTACCAGCTATGCGACGGGTGACATTTTGTATGCTTCAGCAAGCAATGTGCTTTCAAAACTCACAGCGACTACCGATGGTTATGTGTTAACACTTTCCAGCGGAGTTCCTGTATGGGCAGCAGCGCCTGGCGCGGGGACCGTAACCACTGTTTCAGTGGTCACTGCAAATGGGGTTTCTGGTTCAGTCAGCAATCCGACAACAACACCGGCAATTACATTAAGCCTTGGAGCGATTACTCCATCTACCGTAAATGGATTGACATTGACGGCTGTTTCTGTAGGATTCACTATTGCCGGTGGCACAACATCAAAGACCTTAACAGTTCCACTTGATGCTTCGGTTTCAGGAACAAACACTGGCGATCAGACAATCACACTGACCGGAGACGTAACTGGATCAGGAACAGGATCATTTGCCACTACTATTGCCGCAGCGGCTGTAACATACAGTAAGATTCAAAATGTATCTGCAACTAATCGACTGTTGGGTCGTTTCAGTTCGGGAGCTGGAAGTATTGAAGAAGTGGCTCTTGGTTTAGGATTTTCTTTTGTTGGTGGTGTACTTGAAGGACAATTCTACGGAACGATTGAAAGTGGCGGAACTCCACTCATTCAGGAAATTGTCTTAAACTTTACCAGCGGATTATCCGCAGTTGACAATGGCGGTGCAACACGCACCGATGCATCCGTTGATTTGACATACAATTTTGTGTGGACCGGAACTCATTCATTTCAGAGTTCAAAACTTTCGATTTACAATCCTGCGGTCACACACGTTTATACCCTAGTCGGAAGTGCCATTGCCGCTGATCGCAATATTACCCTTCCATTGCTCACTGGAAATGACACGATGGTTACTGCTGCATTCACGCAGACATTGACTAATAAGACGCTTGGATCAGGAACAAAAGTATTGCTGGGGTCTGATGCAACCGGAGACATTTATTACAATGGTGGATCAGGAACATTGACTCGCCTGGCTGCTGGATCATCCACTACCGTTTTACATGGAGGAACATCACCATCATGGAGCAAGGTGGATCTCACTGCCGATGTTACTCTTGTTCTTGGAGCCAACAATGGAGGCACCGGAAATGGAGCGCCAACGGATGGAGATTTACTGGTTGGCAATTCTTCAACTTATGCTCTTCTTTCGGCTGTTGCTACAGGATCAGTCCTAGCCTCACAAGGTGTTGGTGTAAAACCAGCGTATGCATCAGTAACGAATGGATTAACGGCCACCACGACAAATGTAAAACTTGGTGGTACATTAACTGGAGCAACATCATTGACATCAAATGCCGCTAATCAATGGACATTTGATGGAACATGGACAGCCTCAGCGAATAACCAATACCACATGACATTTTCTCCCACAATAACCGGAGACGGTACACTGGGAGATTATACAAATGGGATTTTATTCAATCCCACAATGACAGCCGCGCAGAATAATCAAGTACTGGCTGGCGTTGATATCACTGGCACATTATCAGCCGGTGGAAAAACAGGCACGACATTATTGCTTTTCAGGGTTCGTACTGGCAGTGGATTAGGTAATGATGTATTTACTGTAGATAGTTCTGGAAATGTAAATTTCCGAACAATTGGAACCACTCCTGCGGCTTATACTTTCAATGCCACTACCAGCAAAATTTATTCTGACGGCAATACCGCGAATTTTTTCATGGGTGCTACATCAAGTGGTGCTTCGCTAGGTGCTTATGGATGGTATTGGCAAGCTGGAACATCTGGAGCATACGGAACTACTGGTGCATTTACATTCACCAATGGTTCAAATTATACTCAGACATCTGGTACTGGAAGATTTTTCACAATTCAATCCGTCATTTTAGGGCCATCCACCGGCACCAGCGCATTCACATGGCTTGAATATGGAAGTTCAAATACGGTTTCTTCGACCAACAGTTCTATTGTCACAGCAAAATGGCTTGACTATAGTACATTGATTCAAACCACTGGCACATCGACACTCACATTCTCATTCATTGATTTCAATCCGAGTTTCAATCTAACAAGCAGTAATGCCGCCACTTTGTATGGCGTACTAATCAGAGATGCTCGGATGCTCAATAGTTTTGGAGCAGGCGGAACGCCTACTGCAATCATGCATCTTGGTGCCGGTACAGCGACCGTTGGCCCCTTCAAACTTACAAGTGGTACAAATCTTACAACGGCTGTTGCAGGTAATTTGGAATACAATAATTCACTTTACTTCACCAAAAATAGCGGACTCAGATTTGGTATAGGCGGAGAGATATTTGAAGCCTATGCTGATGCTGGAAACACTTCAACAACAGAAACGGATCTGCATTCATATACAACTCCAGCAAACACTTTAGAAGCGAACGGTGCAAAGATCAAAGCACAATATGTGGGTAAAATGGTCGCTTCTTCAACAGCCACCCGACAGCTTCGTGTGTACTTTGGGGGGACTATGATCTATGATAGCACTGCCCAAAATACTGCATTGGGTGCAGGATTTTCCTTGGAAGTTACAATCATTCGTGTGAGTTCAACAGTTGTGCGATATTCAATTGTAACAGGTTTAGGTGGATTTTCTTCCGATGAATCGGTAGGTGAATTGACCGGACTTACTCTTTCCAATACTAACATTCTGAAACTAACCGGCCAGGCAGGTGGAACTGGCGCAGCTACGAACGACATAGTGTTAAAATTTGCGCGCGCCAATTGGCTACCAGTATCGAACAACTAAAAAACAAATAATGAAAAACCAATTTATTCTTCTCACACTCTGGATTGCAATGATTGCATGCAACCCTGGATTGGATGTAACGTCCAAAAAGACAGTTGTTTCTCCACCAATCAAAATACAGAAACAACTTCTTACATCGCGTCTTGCTGACTCGGTGATCTTGCAGCAGGCAGATGTCGCCTATTTCTTTGAAGGTGACAGTGGCACTGCTTTTATTGATGCAAGTCCCAATCATCGTGATATTCAAGTTCCGACACAAGGACAAAATGGCTATGGTCATTGGCCACAGCGATGCCAAGAAGGAATTCAATTTGATGGTAACTCATGGTTCTATTTGCCACAACTCACTTACAAGACCGTCTTCATCGCTTTTTATGTGCCCAATCCAAATACCGGAATGATCTTCAAAGGAAGTGTAAGTAATACAAGTTTTCAGGTCAATACCATCACAAATGGATTTGCCATCAGTGTGATGCCAGACATCCGGCGCAATGGGGCAGTGGATAAAACGGGAGGACTCAATGCTTCACGGGCAGCATGGAACACTGGCATGTACACAACCACCGCAGACATTGCCGGTCTTGTTACAATGGGTGCTGCTAATTACGCAAATCCTGTAAATCCCAACGGCTATATTCTTAGTGGAGGAAAAGTTGGAGCGTTCATTGGATTCACCAGAACATTAACTGAAGCAGAAATTCAAGCGGCAAATAATTACATCGCATCCAGACTGGCATCGCGTGGCATCTCATTGCCAGAATGTAATCTTCCTCCGCTCATTGAGGCGGTTGCTCCTAATGCACCGGATTACATTAGGTCATTGCCGGAGACTTATTCACCGACAAATGTTGACTTTACAGACTACGCTTCAATGCGAAATAAAGTCACATTTAATCAGCCATTCGGAAATGGTACTGGTCATGCCTATGATGGACTGTACACAACGCTTGATGATGGCACTACATGGAGAGCGTATTATTTGCAGACCAAAACTACACCGGACTCGCCTCCAACTTACATTCGGCCTAATGACTACATCTTTAATTGCACCGGGAACGGTACGAATGCTTACACTGGCACAGTATCACCAGCCCCCAATTTTTCAAACGGCACGTATCGGATCTTTGTCACCTTCACTAAGGCGAACACGATTCAAAATCCAACATTCAATCTGAATTCAACTGGAGCACTTCCGATCACTCCAACGCCCGTAAGTATTGGAGTAAATCAAAAACTCTTGCTCACCTATAATACAACCTCATGGCAGATTACTGATGCAAGTCAAGCCGGACAAAATGAATGGGTACAACTCACTTATACACCCAACACAAGTCTGATACCATATTGCTGGGTTGAGAATCAGATTCTGGATATGGATAAAGAAATTGGTCCAGGTCAGACATGGTTTGGTTATCGATATTGGCTAGTCGCTGTTGGAGTTCCATCCAATCTTGACAAATACGAAAATGCATCAATTTTCGCGACTAATGATTTTGTTACTTGGGCAACGCCATACAAAAATCCTGTTGTCAACATGCAGGGCGGAGGAAACAATTCTGATCCATCACTGATTTTTGATCCATCCACAATGACCATGTATGTTCTGATCAGATATACTGATCACAACACAAATATTTCGCGAACATATTTAATTCCTTCAACAGATGGATGGCAGACAAAAGGTGACTCGGTAACAATTTTGATAAACTCAGTTCCGATTGAAGTTTATCAAACAATCCATTATGATAAGCAGGCAAACAATTGGAAACTTTACGATGTAGTCATCAACGGAACTTATGGCGCAGGTTACCGAAATGGACTTGTATTTTATAGTTCACCTTCTGTCAGTGGGCCATACGGAAACAGGACAATATGCAATGTGGGAACAACTGGACAACCATGGTCCGATTGGCAATATCCGCCATGGCATATTGAGTATGAAGGATGGGATGATGATTACGGATGTTATGTGATTCTAGCTTCACTCACAACAAATGACGATGGCTCAGGAGTAGGATCGTTGGTTGTCTATTCTTCAATTGATGGAACGAATTGGTTCCTTCCACATAATTATCTGCTAAGGCCAACAGCGAATCATACATGGGACAACTCTAAAATTTATAAGGCTTCATGGGTGCCATTACCAACAGACGGTGCTGGTCCGCATCGCCTGATCATGTATAATGGTTATGGCTTTGGCGCAGAAAGTTCAGCGGTTCAATACCGGATGGGGATGACTCAATATTGAAAGCCAAATGAAAAATTTAACTCTTTTTCAAAAAATCATCTTGCTTTGGTTGCTCATGACCATTCCGGTAATTGTGATCCATCTAATAAATCCATGGGTAGCTGATGTGATTTCAGATGCCGCCAAAGATTGGCTTGGTGCAGTTCCATGGGGATTATGGTTATTGCTTTCAATAGTAGTAATTATGGATTCCTTAAGAGAAATAAATAAGCATTAACTTTAAAGAGCGAAATGGATGTCAGAAATAGTTGGATCAATTCTCGCCTTTTTTGGATCTATCCTGGTGATGGTAATCCGCGAGGCATATTTCAAGGGCAAAAATGTCCAATCTATGACATCTATGCGCACAGAAATTGATGGCTTAAAAAGAGAACTCAAAGAGGTACAAGACATGAACGGAACGCTTGAAACGCTTGTCCGGGATAACAACAAGGTCATGGAAACTATTGGCGAGTTGGCAAACAGTAATTCAAAGCTGAATCAATCTGTGGCCTCTTTAGATGCCACTCTTAAAGGGATGAAAGAAATGATCAACATGATTATCACCGGAGATATTTCTCTGCGTAATCAACAACACAAGAAACAATGATCTGGATTTGGTGGCTGGTATTTATTGTTGTCGATGCGATTGTCAATCTTGGCCTTCTGAGAATAAACAAAGTCAATCACAGCATAAATACTCTCTATCGACTTGGAGTATGGGGAGTAATTTGGTTGGCATATCATCCGATCGGATATCTGCGATTGTTGTTTTGGGGAACCGGTGCATTCTTCACGTTCTGGCTTTTCTTTAACCCGATTCTCAATTACATGATTCCAAAGCCACTCGATTTCCTTGGGAAGACTGCCTGGCTTGATCGATTTGAAGCGCAGGCGCAGACACCAATAATTTTTTTCAAGATTGTTCTTGCTATCGCATCAATAGTAGCATTTTATCATACTGATTGGCTATAACCGAAAAACCAAAATGAAAGCAATTCTCAAAAACCGCGAACTCGTCAACTTCTACAATTGGGCAGCGCAATTCCTGCGCCGACCCAACGGAATTGACAATGCCTTTAAACGATCCGTCAATTTTAATGTGACTGAAATTGAACCGCTGGTAACAAAGTACCAGAACAAGCATGAATTGATCCGCCGTGAATATGCCAGCACCGACAAAGATGATTCAATCCGGAAGGTGCCATCTGGCCGCAAGATTCCAACTGAAGGCAAAGACAAAGAAGGGATGACAATTATGGAGGAAGAAATGGTGTATCACTATACGCGCAAGAATGAAGAACGCATGATCAGTGAAACGCAAGCACTAGCCGATGCAGAGGTTGAAGTTGAAGTGTATCCTTTGTCCAAGATAACAAGCGTTCCTAAATCCATTGCCAAAGATTTCATCATCTTGCGCGCGATCAAGAAAATTGTGATCACAGAAGAGATGGCCAAGGAACTCATGTATGATTTTAAGGAAGATGTACTTCCGGTAGATGACGAAGAAAAAACAAACAAGACGTGACAATTGATGCAGTATATCAGCTTGTGCAGTTCGTTTTAAACAAAACGCAACAGGGGAATATTTCCCCTGATCAATTCAATGCTATTGCGCCATCTATGCAATTGTCGGTCATCAATCAAATTCTGGGTAATGAACAAGAATATGGCCCAGGTCGCCCTATTCCGCGCTACGGATTTGGGTTGAACCAAAAAATCATGGAGGATCTTCGTCCTATTATTAAGATTCCACAATCGATTTCTTTTAGTTCTGGAATCGGTTCTTACCCTGCGGACGGAATTTATATCTTCAATCTAGTATCGGTTGATGGGAAACTTGTGCGTCCAGTGGAACAGGATGAAGCAATTTTACTCAACGAAAGCGTCATTAAGCCACCGACCACACAATATCCATGCTACTACATGCTGGGTGGAAATATGTATATATTACCCTCTACTATCACTTCCGGCACCATAACCTATGTGCGCCGGCCACTGACACCGAAGTGGAATTATACCATCTCCAATGATGTACCGATTTATAATCCTACCGGAAGCCAAGACTTTGAACTCGGAGAACTCCTGCATTTGAGAATCTGCGCTAAAATATTACAGATGGCAGGTGTAAATTTGTCTCTTGGTCAGGTTACCGAATACGCTGCAGCAATAGAAGCATCTGGAGCATAATGGCATACAAAACCAAAATAGGATATGCGGAAGCCGTTCTCTTGGAACTCCAGGAGTCGTTGAGAAATCGCGATGAACAGGTGGATAAAAGAGAAGTCATCATCCGCATGGATGCCATTGTCAATCAAATGGCCAAGGAAGGAGTGCTGGAGAATTGGAAACTTGGCTTTGGCTATCAGACCGATGAACAATATTTGACGCGGTGGGAATGGCTGACGGTAACTGATCCAACGGATAAATCCCCCAGCTACATAGCTATTCCGGCAAACTATGTCGCTCTTGCCAAAAATGGCGGCATTAATCAGGTCTACTTTCAAAATGATTTCACATCGGCCAAGAAGAAATACTTCGATCCGGTAATAATCACAACCTATCAGGAAGTGTCGCTGTATCGTTCAAATATGGCCGGCAAGTTGGAAGGACGGATTTCTTGCTATCCGCGCAATGGTAATCTTTACTTTGACCGTGGCAACATCAATAAGATTTATGGGAACATTGGAATGGCGCTTGTGGTGAGAGACAGCTCATCCATAGCCGACGATCAGCCATATCCTATTCCGGCAGACAAGGAACACCTAATTATCGCTAACTTAGTGCAATGGTTCCGTTCGCGCAGAGCACAACCGCAGGACTTGATCAGAGACAATAACGACATCACAACAGCAACAGGAAATGTCAGAGGAGGTTGAACCGATTGATGCCAAGAAGACTTACTTCACGCTGGCCGCTATTTGCGATCAAGTACTCATTGACCTTGATTTAACTCCTCATTATTTCAACAAGCTCTTATCCTGGGCCTGCTGGGGTATTGCACAACTTAAACTCGATACCGCGCAGGAGCCAAAGACGATTGTGATGGACATAAGCGATGTGCGCACCTGTACGTTGCCGGTTGATTACATCGATTGGACAAAAGTTGGAATTCCATGGGGACAATATGTCAAGACTTTTTCAGTTAACAGTTCGTTATCGCATATCGACAGAACGCCTGGCAATCCAGACTTCTCAAAGAACTACCCTCCGGATTGGTTGCCGAACGGAGTAGATATCACAGCTTATGGTGGCTACAATTTCTCCAACTACGGTGGCCGATCAATATTTTCGGTTGGCGGGGGTCTTGCGCATCGCGGACAATTTGTCGTTGTGGATCGTCCAGGTGGAGTAAAGGAAATGCTTCTTGATTCAAATCTTCCAGCAGGCACCACTCAGATTTATCTTGAATACATTGCTCTTGGAATCAATCCTTGCGGTGAAACGGTCCTCAGTCCTTATTTGGCTGATTATGCCAGGCAGTACATTATTCATCAGTATGAACGTTTCCGAAAAGGACCAGAGAAATCAGAAGCAGCAATCGTAAGAACCGGACGTGAATTATGGTCGGCAGAAATGCTTGTGCGCGCACGTTCCAATATTATTGACAAGGACACACTGATTGCATTAACTCGAAAAGGCTACAGACTCACCAACAAAATTTAAAATACCATGGCAACTGTTAAAGCGGGATACTCAAAATCCAGTGGAACGAAATCAGAAGACAAACCCATTGCGGCTGGTGCATCTTCGGTAAAACCAATGAAGCGGGGAGAAACTATCGAAATCAGGAAAATCGACAATGGTCACATTATTCACCGGCGCTGGAAAGAAGGAGATGAGTATAAGTCCAGCGAAACGTACACCAAGGAACATCCTCTGAAGGCTTGATGGCAGACGAAGAGTTACTGATACCTCTTTACCCGGCCGGTGGCATGAATCAAGATGCCGGCCTTCTGTCGCCCTCAAAGGGATCAGAAGGCCGTTCTGATTTTGAGGCTCTTGGAGACTATCGCTATGCCCTCAATGCACGGATTGGTTCCACATCTGGTAACAATGATGGTGCTCTTGAGAACATGTGGAGTACTCTTGAGATCACCGAATACCAGCGTTGGAACGGTAGTGCATGGACTGCGGTAAGCGCGCCATCTGGAAATAATACCTGCATCAGTAAGCCATACGAAGATCATAAGGAGCGGAAACTGTATTGGGCCGTCTATAATTCAAATGGTAGCCATACCATTTTGATGTATCAGAAAAGTACTCGGCAGATTTTCGAATTGCTTCTCTGGTCAGGATTGAATTTTTCGCTGGACAACTTTGTGTCCATTACCAAGATTGACAAGTATCTGATTTTTACAGACGGTAACCCAACTGCTAATACTGGAAATCCACCACGGATCATCGATGTCACAAGTATCTATACACTGAAGTCCACACTTGGAAATTCATTCTCGGAATTTCACATCAGTCTGATTAAATGGGCACCGATTAAGCCTCCGCTTGTAACCATGGGGGCTACTGCAACCAATGATTTTCTGACTAAAGGAATATTTCAATTTGCCTACCGATACATCTATGTTGGAGGATTTGCATCATGCTGGTCACCGCCAAGCAATTTTGTAAGCAATCAATTTCTATTCAAGGTCAATTCAGATATAAGTCACGGGGTGCAACCAAGTCCTTTGATTGGAGATCCGGTGACTTTTAACATTGTGGCCAATGGATGGCTCTTTGATAGCAACAATCCTTCCAATACTTCCTTCCAGCATAGCGATATTCGATTTTATTCGTTTGTCGATTCAATTGAGTACGCTTATCGTCAATCAACCATTGACACATGGAAGTCATTTGCAAAAGTTGCATTGAATGGAGCAGCACCGGCCAGTGTGGTATTTGATAATTCAGGACCAACAAGAACAATTTCGGATACGGAAATAGGGCAATACTTTGACAGTGTGCCATTGCTGAGTGCTTCACTTGAAGCAATTGACAATCGAATAATGCTGGCCAACAACAAGGATCAGTTCCAACCTATTTCAAATCTTGACATCACCAATATTGAAGTCTACTCGATTGAATCAACCGATCCCAATTGGTTTAATGTATCTGGCTTGAGTTCCTATTTTCCAATTCAACGATTCAGTTTCAAGGAAAAAGGAATTTATAAATGCGGAATACTTTTCTCAGACGAAGCAGGTCGAACAGGTCTAGTACAAACCCTTGACAAATGGTCATACCTGATTCCAGACTTTAATCCAACTACTGATGCGAATCCTACTGCGCAAGAACGATATCATGCTCTTGGATTCAAAATTCCCAATTCGGTCACGCCTCCTGATTGGGCAGTGTCATATCAGATTGTGCGCAGTAATTGCTTGAATATTGATTACTTCGTGTTAGGCATTGTCAACTACATCAAGTTTTTAAATCTAAATACAGGATTTGCCGATGGGTCTTTGCAAACAGATTCTGAAATTCGCGATATCATTTCTGGATATTATGATAATTTCAATAGTGGATCTGGGGCAGAGTATGATCTTGTGTCACGCATATTAGCACAAATCAGAAAAAATGATCTTGCACCAGATTCACATAATTGTACTCTTATCTACTTTGATATATCCAACTTTTATCTGGATTCAACGAAAAGTAGTTTAAGTACGCCATGGCCATGTAATAATGTCTTCTACAGTTGGCAACCAGGCGATCGTGTGCGCTTTTGGGGAAGCACAGATTCTACAGATACTACTTATAATCGCTTCGATGCAGAGATCATCACTTTTACCGGCACTGGGATCATTGTCGCAAAACCAGAAACTCTTTATACACTAAAAAATAGAACACAAAGTTCAACTACAAAATCGCGTCAATTCTCAATTGAGATATATCGCCCAAAAAAATTCGCATTAGAAGGCAAAATAAACACTGGTGTTTTAGGTGGAAATACGCAGGTTGTAGCATTGCAATCTGGCACAGTGGTCAGTAATTCGGTGATCAACATCGAAGACTCCAATGTCCTTTTCTATGAGATGGGTGAATGGTATCCAATCATAAAACCAAAAACAGCAAATAGAGATTTTGCAAAGCGTGATTTTACGTGGACGAACTTAGCATCAGTTTCACCGTCAACACTCAATGGATTCACATTCTACAATAAACTTCCAATCACAAATGGGGATGTGTGGATAGTTGCGAAAAACTTTTTTTATTCTCAAAGACTTTTAGATGAAGGATATGGCGGCAGTGGATACCCATGGAAAGGATTCATTGGAAGCATTACTATTCCTCCAACATTGAGCGAATATCCGCAGTTCGTGCAGATGAATGTAGACCGCGCAAAAGCTGCATCCACACCATGGGAGCATAACACGGGACGGCCATTTGTCGCATATCAAAATGTGCCTACACAATTTGTCATTGGTACACAGATTCGCTTCGGTGGCAAGTTTATTGAGAACAGTCTTTTCATAAACCTCAATAATTTCCAGGATCAGGACCAGAAAATTTTTCCGTCAGAATATGGAAAGATTCGCGCGATGGTGAATGTGAGCAATATTCAGGTAAAATCGATGGGTAACATTCTCTTGGTGATTGGTGAATCAGAAACCTGGTCAGTCTACATAAACCGCGCAACGCTTCAAAATATTGCTGGAGACACGCAAGTTACACTCAGCGATCAAGTGCTCGGGGCATATAACACATTGATTGGAAGTCATGGCACACTTAATCCTGAAAGCGTGAGTAAGAGAAATTCCAGAGTCATGTTCTGGAATGCAAAAAAGGGAGGATGGATCAGATACAGCGATGATGGATTAACTGCCATCAGTGAAGAGGGAATGTCAATCTGGTACAATCAGCTTATTGAAATGCTGATTGACACCTATGATTCTGACACCCCAGCAACGGCAAAATCTGTATATGATGCATACTATGATGAATGGATTTGCTTCAATGATCATTCATCTCTACCAGATAATTTCCGTGGCTATGACGATTACAAATGCATCGCATTCTCCGAACGTCCGATGGACAAACGATGGAAGTCTGTGTACAGCTACGCACCGGATGCGTTTGCCGGTTTGGATAATGAAACGTATTCCATTATTGGTGCAGTAGTTCATATCCATGAACAAGGCGATGATTTTGGTTCTTTCTATGGTCTCAAAAAAGATACAATGTGGCAACCGGTAGCCAACCGGTACTTGCGCACGATGAAGATATGGCAGGCGCTCAATATTCAGGCAACCGATGGATGGTCAGCACCATTGATTGAGAGTGATTTCAAAACCAATGGCCAGATCAATCAACAAACACGTCTGCTATTGACAGATTTTAAAAATCTTGAGGGTACATTGTGGGCTGACATCAAGCGTGATATCTGGACTATAAATCCGCCCGATCAGCCTACGTCAATCGTAAATGGCAATGTAATGCGAAGCAGGGCATTGTCTTTGCTTGTAAAACTCGATCCAGATGTGAACTGGTATTCCTGGTTAAATTGCCTTGTAGTTCGCTGGGCGATCTCAGAAAAAACCGTCAAAAAATAAACTAACTTTGTTTCTATGGATCCTCAATTACAGGGAGCGGAACAAGGGGCGATAACCGGAGCCACTGCCGGTGCTGCATTTGGCCCATGGGGAGCCGCCATCGGCGGACTTGGTGGTGCCGCTATTGGATATTTTGGCACACCAAAACGTCCAAAATACAATGTCCAGCCAGAATATGATCAAAACAAGGCTTTGGCCGCAATGTCTGCCTTTGGACAAAATGCTGCGGTGAGAAGAGGCGAAGATCAACTTGATCAAGATAGCGCTGAGGCTATGTACAATGCCCAGCGATATTCCTCAAACACCAATTCGCTCTTGAATACTTTGAGATCTATAACCGGTTCAAAAATTCAGGGTAAACGACAATTGGCCGGCATGGACGCTCAATATCAACAACAAGGTCGTCAGCAACTCGCTGGTGCCAATGTTGCATCAGCCGAGGAGGCTGATAAAGCATGGAACTACAATGTCAATATGCCGTATCAGTTGCAACTCGAGCAGCAACAGCAACTCAACAAATATGGTGCTGAAACCGGATGGAAGTTCATGGACTATCTGAATGCAAAAAATACTCTGAACAGAGGTTTTATGGCTGGATACGGTCCTGCATACTATCCAGATGAAGCCGCTGCCGGAAACTACGATTACACAGGTGAATCTGGTGGCTAAAACATGGCATACAGAGAGTTTTACAATGCCAGGCCTTTCGTTGCTCCCGACCTTCAGATTGGTCCCAGGGAACTTACCGCATTAGCGGCAGTTCAACAATATCGCGCCAACAGACAATTGGCCGAACAGCATATGGCCAACAACTACCGGTCATTTGTTGCCGATACGACAATTCCAACCCACAATCAAAAAATCAACCAAGAAGCAATTGATGCAGGCCGTTATGCTTACAGTAGCCTGCGCAATACCGGATTGATTGATCCGGCAGTGAAACAGCGCTTGATGACACTTCAATCACTCAATGCAGAATCAAAAGCTCAGGCAGCACAACTCAAGGAACTCGATACTCAGATCACAGCCAGGCAAAATGACGACCCATACTATAAGCCAAATTACGATCGTGACCGGGTGATGAGTTTGCTTCAGGGCAATAATCTTCCGGTCGAACAAGACATTCAGCAGACCGGACAAAAGATTCAGGATCTCAAAAATACTTTAGGCAACGATATACTCAAATCATTCGATGCTGGAAAGGCTGTTTCAGATTATGTCAATGCCCACAAGGAAAAGCAATATGAGACAGAAGTTACTACTCCATCCGGCATCAAGACCAAAAAACTTGTCTCGCGGATTTTCTTTGATGATCAAGGCTCCCCGGGAGTGACCGATTCGCATGTCGTTGATATGTTTCGCAAGGACAAGCGTTTCGCACAATATTATGATGAGATCGCAAATCAACAACTGGTAAATGAAATCCGCGAGAATAAAGCGCGTGATCCAAATTGGATGGCTGGCAAATCGGATGTTGAGATACTTTCTGAATTACGGCATAATCCTGATTTGAACCCGAATCCTAAAGCATGGATTACAGAAGGTAATACACGCCGACCACTTGAGTTCAATGAAAGAGCGCGTGATTTGGCTAAGAAAGACATGGCATCTTATGAGAAGGTCCAGCTTTCCAATGCTTATGATGCCAAGAACAGAACTCCAGAAGGCGACTTAGGATTCACCAACGACAAAGTTGCACACGCCTACACATTTCATGAAAATGACTTTGCTGGCCCTGGTGGCGTAATCCCATTAAAAACCGGACGCTCATTTTCAATGCCGAGCACAAGTGCCAATCGACTTGATCTGAATACTGGTGAAGTCACACATGACATGCGCGGCAAACGTGATTTCTCTGTTGAGGGATATCAATTGGTGCCGGTCGGGAAAGATGATACACCGATCAACATCACTGCGAAATCACCACAGCAAATGATTCAGGATATCCAGGCACTTCCAGATAGTGCCTTTGATCCGAATAAAAAGAATGCCATCACAGGAATTAAGATAGCGCTTCGCGGAACAACCACCGACAAAGCAAAGGTTTTACAGGCCGCATTTCAGCAAGAGAAAAGTCTCAATCAGCAGATCGCAGATGCAAATATTGCCGGTGATGCCAATAAAGTTGCCACACTTACTCAACAACGTGATCAGATTAATAAGATTCGCCAGCTTGCAGGACTCGATGAATTGACTCCTGATCAAAAGGATCAGTATCAGGCATTGCTTCCATATCTCGGATTTGATGTTGAACACAATGAACTTGTTGTAGCTGATCAACAAGACACAAATCGGATCAAGGCAATTACCGGTGGATTCGATATTAACAACCAGAAGAATTGGTCACCGGAAATGAAAGTGGTTAATCAGGCAATCCAACAACGAATACAGCAGGCGGCAGGAAACAATTATGGTAGGGAGACACCTGCACAGACGATACAACGGAAGACACAGGCCAAAGAGGATATGATAAAAAAAGTACAAGCCGCGAGTGGCATACCTAAAGTATCCGATCCTGAAGAATTCAATAAAAAATGGAATGCACTTCGATCAGGTGACCGGTTGATTGGTCCTGATGGAAAAGTGTACACAAAGAAATGAAGACTGGACCAGAAAACCCAAAGGGATGGGAACCGCCATCTGACGCTGTTGAAACTACAACCGCTGAACAAGAATGGACTCCTCCATCCGATGCTGTTGAAGTAAAAAAAAAAGACGTTATCACCGGCGCTCCAAATTCAGAAGATGGTACGACCGCTCCTGGTGGCATAGAATCTTCGCAGCCTTTAGCGCAGGGGCCAAAGCCTTTGCCAAAGCCTACGCTTCTGGAAAGTTTCGAAGCAAATCTCAAGAAGACCGATTCACAAAGAGCACTTGAAAGATTTAAGCCTCCTTCTTGGGATGAGATACGCGCCAGAAATAATGCCGGTGTCTTTCCGGAAGAGCGGGAAAAAAATATTGTCGTAACAGGTAGTAAGAGTGGATGGAATACGCTTGCCTATCAGCTTCCTTCCGCAATAACTGCTGGCATGGCGGCAGTGACAAAGCCAAGCATGGATCGTCCAAGCGCAGAGGCAATGTTCCCCGACTTCAAAAAGCCAATTGTTACTTCAGAAGAAATTGCCGCAAATACCAAAAAGAATCTCATCAATTGGGCAATTGAGCGTAGTGCCAAGGGTGAAGAGACAGTTAAAAATCTCACAAGCAGTCTTGATAAAATTAAAGATCCTATCGATGCTCTTAATTGGGTATCCTATGCTTTAGGACAAGCCGCTGGACAAATACCGGCATCTGTTCTTTCTGGTGGTGCAACATCCATTGGTCAGGAGGTTGGTTCAATCTACATGGATGGAGTCAAAAAGATTGCTCAAGATGAAGGAATCACACCATCTGAAGTCATCGACAAAAATCTGGATAAACCTGCACTTGCTATTGCTTATGGTACAGCAGCAGGATTGCTGGACTATGTGGGTGCAAAAAATGTCATGTCATTTGGTAAGCGATCACTGATTTCAAGCCTTCGCAGGCGGGCAACGGATATGATCAAGACCGGTAGCATTGAAGCTGGCACCGAGTATGCACAGACTTGGATGGAACAAATTGGTGCTTCTCAAGTTGCCGGCAAGGATCTCGGTAAAGCATGGAATGAAGCCAACACGAATGATAAAGCACTCGAACGCCTTGAATCCATGGCCCAAGGTGCTGTTGGTGGTATTGGTCTGCATGCCATTGGATCGCGTACATCCGATAAACTTGCCAAACTCCCAACGGCAACTCCTACAGAAAAATCCGCTACCTTAGCACAAGCAAATAAAGTTGTTTCTCAGGCAACTGCCGGAGCAACCACAGAGAATGCTGATCAAGTAGCAAAAAAAGTTGAAGATCAACTAAACACGAAAAACGATGCTGGTACAAACGAATCACGGTTGGCAAGCAAAATCGGAGAGCGGGCGGAACCTATCCAAACCGAATCTATCAAAGGGTCAGGCAATGCGCCGACTCAAAATAGCGGAATGGTTTCGGGACCATCCGGAAATCGCGAAGAAAGTAGCGGCCAAAAACAAGAGATAAAATCACCTTCGAATATTCCACTTACTGAAGTAACTGGAAATCGCCCCCTGACTCATTCCGAGTTTTTCAGCAATCTTAGCAGTACTCCATCCTTGCTTGAAAAGGGATATTCCCAACTCGACGTCCCATCTAGGCTTAATGTGCTCTCTCATGTGCTGGGAGGCATTAACAATGACAAGATTTTCAGGGCGATTGTCCCTTTTGTCCCCATTGATGTGGTGAACAATTTCAGTGGAAAGAAGTTTACGACCAATGATTTGTTGCATAACAAGTCTGTGCTCATCAATGCGCTTTCCTCTAAACGTTCTTCCGACATAGTGGCCCCTATTGTGGACGCGATAGTACGCGGCTCGGCAATTCTTGCTACAGAAAATTCTACCAGTACTACGGCTGGGAGGACGAAAGAATCTAATACCACATTGGGGACAGAGAATGCTGACGTTAGCGAAATTCCAAGCGTGACCCATAAAGAAAATGCCTCACACAAAAATAAAGAGGTTCAAGCAGATGAACAAATAAACCAACCGAAAGAAGGCGAACAGTCCAGGACGGAGCCTTTGGAAGCACAACAGGAGCCGATCGACCAGACTAAAACGATGACGGCTCCTGCTTCTACCACTGAGACATCTACTTCTCCTGAAAAAGTCTTTGTCTATGGCACCCTTCAAGATCAGGCCACGCGCCGTCAGGCATTAGGCATTGAAGGTGATGTTCCTGTTGAACCGGCAACCGCGCGCGGTACAATAACTAACGAAAATAAATATCCAGATTTCCATCCTGAAGGAGAACATCAAGTCCAGGGCCACGTCTTGACGCTGACCCCAGAGCAAATTGAGAAACTCGATCATTGGGAGGAGAAATACAATCGCAAGGAAATCACTCTTGAAAATGGCGAAAAGGCATGGGTCTATGAAGAAAAGCCTGCTGAGGAAATTAAGAATGCTCTCAAGGACTTATTCAAACGAGATATCCCCAAAGAGCATCTGAATACCATGGTGGAGATGCCATCGACTACTTCACCCGGTGAAACAGTCAAAGTCAAAGCCTATCAGGCCAGAACGGCTTTGAAGAACAAATATTCTGCACTTGAAAAAGTCGTAAATTGCATACTATGAGCAGGGTTGAAGACTTACTCGAAGAGATCAGATCCACTGAAAAGCAGAGCCAGGAGCGCGATGCTTATCTCAATGGACTCATTACTGAACTCACTGAAGCATTAAGCAAACTTGGTGATGTGCAACATTTCGATGAGGAGTTGAAAACTTCCATCGGCCAGGCGCTTGGCAAGATCAATACTACCCTGGAGGCACTCAGTAAAGTGACACTTCGGGTTGACGTGCCCGACGTGGCTAAGACCAACACTCGCCTGACTCAGATTGTGCAGGAGATCAAAGAGCAGAATGAGAAGATGACTTCAACCATCTCTTCCCTGGTAACAGCCAACAATGAGAAGTATGGAGCATTGATTGATAAGGCCATTCGACTCATTGAACTTTCCGCAAATCGAAATTCCAAAGACATCGCTGATTTGATCGTGGCCATTCAATCCAAAGAACAGTCCGAATCTCCCGATTACTCACAACACTTGATGGAAATCAGCAAGGGACTTTCTACCAAGACATCACCTAAAGAATGGAACTTTGTCATCCAGCGCCGCAATAACGGCCGGATGGATTCTATTACTGCCACCGCTAAGTGATTGCTGAACAACTCATAGCGCCAGGTTCGATTTCAGCAGGTGCTGGTTCGGCCTCATTAGGGCAAGTTGTATTCTCAAATAGTAACAGTGTTTCTTTTGGAATCAACGGACAGACTGTCACAGCATCTTTTTCACAGTCAAATCAGACGCAAAGCAATGTCCAAGGAATAAGTGCCGGAACTCAAGTTGGACGCACCGGAGATATCTTCTTCTCCAACAGCAACAACGTGACGTTTGGAATGAGCAACTCATCGGTAGTTACCGCATCAGTTGCTTCGAGTTTGACAAACATTGCTTTTTCTGCCGGTACAGCAAGTAATCTGTTGAGTAGTCTTGTCTTCTCAAATGCCAATAGCATTTCATTCGGACTGAGTGGATCAACAGTCACTGCATCATTTTCCGCAGCGCCTTCACCGGTAAATTTCTCTGCCGGTGGAAGTAGTGGCAATCTTGGATCAGTTGTTTTTTCCAATTCCAATAACATTTCTTTTGGATTAAGTGGTTCGACTATTACCGGAACTGTTTCATTCTCACAGTCCAATCAGACATTCGGTGAATATGCAGTAGGTAACACGATAGGAGGGCAATCAACGTCATCAACTTTTGATGCGCGTTCACAATCGATTTATGGTAGTGGTCTTGCTTCAGTTGGATTTTCCAACTCATCATTGGTGATTGCTGTTGTACAGCCATTCATTTCATCTTACGAAAATTTCTTTGCTCCTATTGCTGCTGCAACTGGTGGAATAAACGGTGTCTCTATATCACACGCCGCTGTATTTCAGGTGCCAAATCCAATCACCATGTCGTACTTACGTATTCCTGTAAGCATGACAACAGGTAGTACCACTTTTGGTACAACAGCACAGACGGCCAATGTGTCAGGAGCATTGTATAGCACATGGAACGCTGTGATCTATTCAGTCGGCACAGGAACAAATTCAACCCAGCTTTATTCAGTCACTTCCGGAAGCAACGGTTACACATTCATGAACTCCATGAGTGTTGCCGTCAATGGTACTCAATACTCCGTGACACAGGCTTTTTCCGCGCATGCCAATGGCGCAGGAACGACATTAACTACGCAATATTCCATATCCAATACTAACTATTCACTGACCACAAATCAGATTGCTACACAGTTTTCCGCTGGCCGGTTCATTGACATTGAAATGATCGGAAGTCTTTTGGATGGACCATATTGGGCAGTCATTGGTTACAGTTCTTCATCGGCAACAAATTCTGCTGGTGGTTATTCAAATATGACTGGCGCTAACGTGCAGTACTCAAACTACTTCGCTGGTACGATGGTTAACTCTATCTTCAGAGTAATGGGATCAACCAATGGTACATCAGCCGGTCTAATGCTTGGTGCTGGTAGTTTCTCAACTGCTGGAGGCGGAACTACAGCGAATTTCCCGCTGTCAGCAATCAGCTCACTTGGCAATCATTCACGGATGTATTTTCAAATTTTAGGAATTCAATAAGCATAAACCACTATGCCTATCATCGGATTAGAACAAGGAGTCCATAACAAAGACTTACACAAATCAGGACAGCGACTTATTCAAGGAGGATCATGGCGGAGACAGCGCGTGATCATGCTAATCCCTGCTGGCCCAAGCATTCCAACAAAAGTTTATCTTTCACATTGCGGATTGATCTTCCCACCCAACAATCCTTCATACCGGATGGCATGTATCGGCATGGAAGTAGGTGAAGCATTCTCCAATGCCATTGAAGAAATATTGAAACATCCTGAGTTATCAAAGTGGGAGTATATCCTCACAATCGAACACGACAATATCCCGCCACCAGATGGATTGATAAGGCTTCTGGAGCGAATGGAAATGCATAAAGAATTTGCCGCGATAGGAGGACTTTATTTCACAAAAGGAATTGGAGGGTGCTGTCAAATCTGGGGAGATCCGAAAGATCCGATTTTGAACTTCAGACCACAGCCACCAGATCCGAATGGCGGACTCGTTGAGTGTTGCGGAACAGGAATGGGGTTCACTCTTTTTCGCATGAAACTCTTCAAAGATGAACGACTCAGAAAACCATGGTTCAAGACTACAGCCGGCAAAGAAGGTGCTGGAACTCAAGACTTATACGCGTGGTCTGATTTCAGAAAGTTTGGATATCGGGCAGCGATTGATTGTTCAGTGAAAGTTGGTCACTATGATCCCGTTGAAGACATAACCTGGTGAAATCAGAAACAACCGAAAAACCAATGAATAAAATGAAATCATCAAAGCGCATCAAGGATACGCTGGAAGGAAACCCACCGATCAAACTTGATTTTGGCTGTGGCACAAGAAAGAAAGAAGGATTCACCGGTATTGACATCATCAAGTTTGAGGGTGTCGATGTCGTGATGAATATCGGCAAGGATAAATGGCCATGGAAAGACAACTCAGTAGAAGAAGCACATGCTTCACATTTCGTGGAACATCTTGAGCCAATGGAGCGAGTTCACTTCGTCAATGAATTGTACCGTGTACTCAAGCCTGAAGGGAAAGCGTTGATCGTCACACCGCATTGGGCATCATCGCGCGCCTACGGGGATCTTACTCATAAATTCCCTCCGGTGGCAGAATTTTGGTTCTACTATCTGGATGTAAACTGGAGAGCATTGAACGCGCCACACAACGATTTCTACAAATGTCACTTCAATGTGACATGGGGTTACACTATGACTCCTGAATTGGCCGCGAGAAATCAAGAGTATCAGCAGATGGCATTCCAAAATTATAAGGAAGCAGCACAGGATATTATCGCTACCTTTACAAAGCAACCGTGGCCAACGAAATAAACATAGTACTCCCCGCTTCGGACACCGGTTTAACCTTGGTGTGCAAATTCTGGTCTGGAAATACGCAGATCGGAAGTGATGTAACCATGACTGAAAACACGAACCGAAGCGGGCATTATTATGGCAATGCACCAGGATCAATTGCTGATGGTATCTACATCGCCATTATTCAAACAAATGGTGGTGTAGTCAAGGGATATAAAGAGATTCAATTCGCGGGAAATCAAATCGTGCTCTCCACTCAGCTTGATGAGTTGCATAAATTGCAGGGTCTTCAGTCGGCCAATCCAATGACGGTCACTCCGACTACTCGTAGTGCTGGAGCGATAAATCAGGCAATTACCGGAGATGGAGTCACAACAAGTACAGTAACCAGAACTTAATGTGGTCAGTCCGATTTCAGCCGCTTCTGATGGGTATCTTTCCGATGGCACTCATATTCCGCTGGCCATTGCTTCTCGCGGTCTGCTCATTTTTACATTTATTCCTCCGCCTCCGCCGCCAGTTTCGCGCGGATCGCACAGTTTAAGTCAGCCGCCGATCGGCGGTGGTCCTGTTCATTTTGGCGAATCCAAACTCCCACAGTTCAATGAACAGGAAGAACTTGAGGAGGAAGAGATTATCTTTGGTGTAATTCAAGCATTTTTACATGGCGCTGGGTGATTGTTTAGGCAAAAACAAGGTTCTCACCGAACAGGACAAGGCGGCATTACTCGCCAGAAGTCAGGAATATCAGAAATCCGGCATGAGTGAGAAGGAGGCTGATATGAAGGCTTTGTCTGATGAGCAAGCAAAGATTGTTGAAGGGATAAAGCAGGTTCATAAACAGCTTGGATTAAAAGGCACTACACGCGGCAAGATTCAAAGCCAGCCAAGCGAACCGACATCTGGACAACCTCCAGCACCACCAACAACTACAACGCCTTCTACAGCCTCTAATGAACCCGCAGCCAGGCAATTTGCACTTGGTAAGCGAGTAGAAGAGTCTGGACAGCCTACAGAGGTCAAATCCGGCCTGAAAACCAAGGGTGATACCTACATTCCAAAGGGATTGAATCTGACTGAAGAACAGGCCGCCCAAAAGATCAAGGAACTTGGTCCAGAGGCCTCCGAAGCCGCAATCAGAGATACCAGCAATGGAATATCAGGAGACACGCGCAGTGTGATGGCGGGACAATTATTCGACCAATACACCCGGCAGGCTGAGGCGGCAACGGATCCACAGGAAAAAACCGTTCTATACGAAAAGGCCGTGGATTTGGCTTTCTGGGCTGAGAATTTCCTGATGCAGTCCGGCCGCACATCCAATACCGGTAAATTCTGGAAGAAGATTCTACAGTCTGGAGAGGACCAAATTGTCATGGCCGTCGAGCGGCAGAACCGGCAACAGGCCGATAATCTGCTTGGCCCTATTCAAAATGCGGTGGCAATGTCCAAGCAGCAGATTGAAGCGGAAATCAGGCGCTTGGTAGAAAAGGGAGTTCAAGAGCAGGTCGGCAAACGTCTTGAGAAGGCAAAACTGATCAGTGAGTCAAAAAAGAAGCAAATCGGTGACTTCTTCGATAAACTCAAGATCAACACCAAGGGCGGCATTGCCACGGCAACTATTCTTCCGATTGGTGTATTGCCGCATGTCTGGAATGCTTCGCTGGACATCATTAAGCAAGCCATACTGACGGGGGCGGATGTCGCAAATGCCATTCAAGCCGGCATCGACTACATCAAGGCCAATCAAAAGGAGCCATTCGATGAAGAAAAATTCAAACAGGCAGTCCAGCCAGGGGTCGAACAGTTATTGACTTCACCAGTTAAGGCCGAAAATATCAATGAGCAAGCAGTAGAAACACCAAAGATCAAGGGAAAGAAAAAGAAAGACTTCATTCAGTCGGTTGTTGATGCGTACAATGAGGGTAAACTTACCGATCAGAAGTTCAATGATCTGTATGCAAAACAATTGGGATACCGCAAATTGTCTGCTGAAGACAAAGCAAAAGTTCGTGAATTAGCCAAAACAATTTCAACGGCTGAGAAATTTGAAAAAGACCTACGCGAAAACTTCACTCCTGAAGGATTTGCTAAGTTGAAAGAATTACGTGAAGCGGCAATTCAGGCAAATCAGCACTTGCAGAATTTCGCTACCACCCCGAATAAATTATCCGATACATTAATTGCCATAATGCAGGGTAATGTCATGTCGGTGCTTTCTTTAGTATCAAACGTCTTTTACAATCTGACATTTCAGCCAATCCGGTTTATGTCCACCGCCAGCGGGCAGTTCGCTGATTACATGATGTCACAGATGGCTAAACTCGGCATGCTACCGGAAACATTCAAGGATCGGACGATTGATCTTGTAGCTGCACAGAAAGGATATTTTAAGGGCGGATGGAGTGGCACAATTGAAGGTCTTAATCAACTCAAGACAGGTGCCCAAGCCAATGAACGCAATCTGAGAGAGATCCATTCAAACTTTAATCCTGGACGCGCCATTGAGCGTTGGGTGCAGGCCGATCGATCACTTTCCCAAAAGATTAATGATGCCATTGAGGGCACCATAGGTTGGGAGGCAGAAGCCATGTTCCGAGCACTAAATCTTGGGGATAAACCATGGCGGCGCGCGGCTGAAATGGCAAAAGCCTATGAATTGGCAAAATTGAAAGGACTTACCGGTGCAGAGGCGGAGAAATTCATTGCTCTGCCGGATGAAGAATCACAGGCCGAGATCACGAAAGCTGGGGAGGAATCAACATTTCAACAACAAGGGCACTTTGGACAGAACCTGCAGCGGGGAATTGCCTCATTTCTCAATATGATTGAGGAGAAGGGCGGTCCATTGCTTGGCGGTGCCGCGAAGGTGCTATTGAAATCGCAGATTCTCTTCATTAAAACACCATGGAACCTGATGTCGGAAACTCTGCAATATGCAGCACCGCCGATCACGCTCGGAATGGCCATTCATCAGGCAAATCTTGGGAATAAACGTCAGGCAAGCGTACTGGCCGGAAAGGCCATGGTAGGCACAATGATTTGGTCGGTCGCCTCGAGTCTATTCATGCGTGGACTTTTGACCGGGGATGATGACAAGGAAAAAAAGAAACGTGACTTCCAGGCTGAAGGCGGGGCACCGCCAGCGAATTCCATCAATGCTTCGGCCATATCGCGAGGCCTGTCTGGACACGGTTGGGAAACAAAAAAAGATGACATCTGGGTCAGCTATCAGCGGATGGGTGTGCTTGGTGTGCTATTCGATAATTATTCCAATCTGTACAAAGATCGCGTAGCCAAAACCGGCAGTATGCATGGCGGACTCGAGACATATCTGACCGACATCTCCGAAACTGGCATCAGGACAGCTTCCAATGCGCTTGATCAAACTTTCCTTTCTGGTACATCAACATTGCTTGAGGCCATTCGAGACGGAGGAGATGAGAAAACGCAGGCCTGGTTATTGAAGACCACCGAAACGCTTGGCGCGATTGCCCTTCCAAATGTTGTTGCATCTATCAGCAGGGCATCGGACACTTATTCCAGGGATATTAAGGATGACTCCTTTGGAAAGAAACTCGTCAATACCTACAAGACCAAACTATTCATTGGTGAAAGTCTGCCGGCAAAAGTCAATATCTGGGGTGACAAGATAACCGGTGCCCCCGAAGGACGTAACAAGGCATTTTATTATTTATTCGATCCATCAAAATTCCGTGCTGTTGATACTGATGGCTTCCGATTCAAATTATATGAGGCTTGGAAAACCGATTACAGTGGCGACTGGTTGCCACAAAGTCCAACGCGAAAGATCACTTACAATGGCCAAAGCCGTCAACTTACCGGAGATGAATATTCGCTATTGGCGCAATACGTTGGTCAGCAACGGGCAAATTACGCATCCTCATATATCAAGACTTGGGATAATGATTCCCCGGAAACGCGCAAGAAAACACTTCGCTTTCTGTATGACAAAGCCGCTGACCTTGGCCGTGATCAGTTCCTGACGAATACTGGACTTAATGTGAAGACAAAAGTGACCCTGCCAATAGATGTGGATCTACTCAAGTGGCAGATGAACCAGGTTAAGAAGTCCTCCAAACCAAACTTTTGAGTACCTTTAATCTAAAATTACGCTTATGGCAACAGGCTTGAATCCGACCCTCATACATGATGACATAGAAGCCATACGGGTCGTTGTCGGTCCTTCAGGATCCACATCTCATCCTATTCTTGGGACGGTGCCCAACAAAGGTGTTTTGCCGATCAGGGTCTACAAATCAGGAACCCTGAGCACATTCAATACAGATGCCTCTTTGGGTAAAGAAGTACTCGGTGATGCCAATACCAAGTTTCAGGACGAGTTCAATCCAAACGATTACATCACTGATGGCTTGTGCCTGTATGCGCGCAGGATTTTGTTTGTCAAGAGCCAAAACCGGATGACGCTGGAAGCGGCATTCCCCAGTTCACAATCTGGGATTTCGGTCTACAAAATCCCGAAACCATATCGGAGAATCAAAGCTCAGAGTTTGGGATCCGCTGCGGCTGTTCTTCAGGAACAAACATTTCCAACAAATGCTGAATTCCAGAATGGCGGGGCACCGGTATCTTATGATGCTTCAGCATCCAACACCCAGGTTCTATTCACCCTCAACAAGTGATTTTGTTCTGATCCTGCGTTCGTAATTCTCCAGAGACTCACGAAGCAATCGCATGTGATCAAGCGCGTCCTTATCCTTGCCTGATTCAATCTCAGATTGTATCTGCCGAATCCGTTCAGCGCTTATGGGGACTTTCGCGCGCGGCCGCTGATATCCAAATAAAGAGAACTGATGACTCACGTTGTTGGTATGCCGGCAACAGCAGCAGCAATCGCATCTACCTTGTCTCCAAGCGCCTGGACATCAGGATTGGATGAGTTGGCAATTTGATTCTTCAGGTCCGCGAGTGCTGCGGTAACTTCTGAGGATTTCTGATCAACTGTCGATTGAAGAGTATCCAGTTTGGTACTCAAATCATTGATGGTAAGTGCCATGTGTTTTACTTTTTGGTGTAAAAGATCAAGTTCGCGTTCAAGGTGTTCCAAAAGTTCTTCGTGCAACATAATCAAATATTTACTTACATTTGTCTCAACCTAGTCCATTTGGCTCCTCACCACTTTGGGCAAGTAATTTACAAGAAGCCCTGACTCAGATTGAAGTTCGGGCTTTTTTGTTTTACTTCTTGAGTTCGCCCATTACTCCGCGCGACATTCTTTCCTGTACACGATCCTGACATGCCTGAAGAAAAATTTTCAATCCTTCAAGCATCGTCTCGTTCTGTGTACTTGGGAATCGTTCATTGAGTTTCTTGGCACGATCAAAGAGAACCAGGGCGAGCTGCTCAGATTGTAATCCATCAATAATAGTCCCGTCATCAAGTTTCTTGACGAACTGAATGACTTGTGGCTGCTCGATGTATTCCGTTTTACCGTCATTGAAACCTCGGCAATTCCTGATCACATAGCGATGGGCACCGCCATATTGATCATCGTCTTCCACTGAAATGGTTTTTTCTTCGCTGGGAAAAACCACATAATCAAGTTGCTTTATCATACTGCTGGTTTTAGTTTCATCAGGAGATTTTCCATTTGCATCACATAAAATTTTTCACCCTCAATGTCAACTTCCCAATCAGATGCCTCTTCGAAAATTACATGATCTCCAGCACTCACCATCCCATTATTCGTGTACCGCACAATTCCCTGGAGTGCTTTTACTTGCGCCTCAATTTTGATTTGAAATCCACCCATGGTGATCTCATCTTCGGATTCCATAACCGGCTGGATCAATACATATTGGCCTTGTGGACAGATAGGATCGAGTGTGCAGATCAATTGATCAACACGCACTTTATAGGTGCCATCCGGAAATAGATTTTCCTGTTCGGTTACATGTGGATGAAAGTAGACTTGATCACCCTTTTTTGCTGTTACGCGCTGGGCATAATCTTGAAAACTCAGGTATTTGAAATCAAGCATCATTCCCGGATGATAGGGGGTTTTCTCAATGTTGGCTCCGGTATTCTCGCGATACTGAAGACGGTCATGGCTGATGAATAGCCGATGATTTGGAAGTCCGCGATCAATTGGCGAATACCGGTTCAATGAATACCCGATCGGGGAGGCAATGATGGTTCCTTTAAGGCATTTGAATTCGTTTTCATCGCGATCACCGCGCATGATCCATGCTGTATTGAGGGTTTCAAGTCCCGTTGCGGTTTTCTTCTCGGCATAGAATGAATCAGGCCGAACAATGAAATAATCCTCCAAAAAAATCATCCCACTAAAATAATGAACATTTGAATATGAAAAACTTTTGTATAGCTTTGATGAAACAAAAAAGCCTTCGGGAACCACCCCGAAGGCACAACCGAAAAACAAATAATGAGGAAGTTGCCACGAAATGCCGGATTACGCTCCGGCATTTTCGTTTTAGTTTCCTGTATTCTCTTTGTTGAGGAGATCTTGAACCGTGTCGATGACGAAGAGTTCCTGGCTCAATCCTGGCTGCTTCAATGTAATCTTCCCATACAGCATGGGAAGGCCGTAGACGGACATCCCGCCTCGGACATTGACTGAATCAAGTGCCAAGATGTTATCCACGGAGATACCTCTGCGCCTCGTACCCAGCAATTTCGCGGGTCCTCCGTTAGGATCGCCGGCAACAAAGTGGTAAACAAGGACATCAATTGAACGTGCCATAGAATTTTTTTTAAGTTGAATCAAAATTAAGCGAAAATTGCTACAATGACAACCGATCCGATAAACTTCAAATTCTCTCTTCTACCAGGAGATTTGATTCAGTCACTAGCCGGCATCCGGGAAGTTTGCCGGAAGTTTAATCGGCCAGCGCATCTTCATCTAGGATTAGGGTTGATCGGGTTCTTTTATGAAGGAGCAAAGCATCCTGACGATGGAATTCTTTTGCAAGAACACAACGTCAAAATGCTCAAGCCTCTTCTCCTGTCGCAAGACTGGATTGTTGAAGTGAGTACCTTCACTTACCGGCGAGAAAATGAAGGGACACCAGAATATCAGTTCATCCCTGAGATAGATCAAAGCAAGACATACATCGATCTGGACATGATGGTAAATCCGGATGTGGACATCAACAAACCGTATGGCTGTATCACGCGCTGGCCATTCTACATTTATCCTGAAATGGCTTGTGATATTTCAAAGCCATGGCTTTTTGTACCAACCAATGATATGGTGCCGCCAAACACAATCATCATCAATCGCACGGAGCGATATCGGAATGAGCAAATCAATTATTCATTTTTGAAGCCGCTTGAGTCGCGCCTTCTCTTTGCAGGCCTGGATCATGAGTGGCGCGATTTCAGTGAAAAATTCAACCTCAAAATTCCACTCCTGAGAGTGAATGATTTTTTGGAATTAGCCATCGTCATAAAATCTTCTTCATTTTTTATCGGCAACCAATCACTGTGCATGGCACTCGCTGAGGCAATAAAAGTGCCTCGAATACTGGAAGCATGTGACTTTGCGCCATGCAATATTCCAACTGGAGAAAAAGCATACGACTTTTATTATCAACGCTGTTTTGAATCTTATGTCAGAGAACTCGCAGGATAATCGCCTACAGCTTCCAGAAGTCACAGTGGTTGCTGTCACAACCAAAGATTACGGCAACACAATCACCGCCATTCACAAAACACTCATGCAGATTGCACCTGCGAAAGTGATTTTGTTCTGTGACATCCAATTTGAATCCACGGCCTTTCAGTGCGTGTTGATTGAACCATTTCGATCGGTAGTCGATTACAATCGCTATATCGTCAAAGAAATGGGTAAGTATATTGAGACTTCTCATGTAATGATCATCCAGCATGATGGCTATGTCATCAATGCGGACGCCTGGGATGACAGATTCCTTGAGTACGATTACATCGGCGCTCCATGGATGTACCGTGACGGCCGCAATGTCGGCAATGGTGGATTTTCAATGCGTACAAAAAAATTGCATGACCTGCTTATCAGTGATACCAATATTGATATCTGTTCTCCAGAGGATGAAATAATCTGTCGGCTGTACAGAGGTTATCTGGAAAAGCAAGGTATACGTTATGCCCCTGATGATCTTGCTCATTCATTCAGCTATGAACTACATGCCCCAAAAGGACCAACTTTTGGATTCCATAATTATTTTCATCCCCCATGGAAACCGCCTGTAGTATTTGTCCGGCACATGGCGATGGGTGATGTGATCATGCTGGAGCCAGTCATGGAATGGTATTACAGCAATGGTTATCGGATAATTTTGAAGACAACTGAGAAGAACTATGCTCTCTTTAAAAATCACTATTTCCCGATTGAATTCTATGATGATGTGGAAGGCACATTGTTTAATCCACTCACTATCAACCTGGATATGACCTATGAGGTCACTCCACAGCAATTAGTACTAAAGTCATTTTATCAGTTCTCTAAGGTCAAAAAGGGTCCGCTGAGAAATTCTCGATTGAACATCAAGGTTGATAAAACCAGATTATTCAAAAAGTACATCGTATTCCATCTGGACCATAATGACATGCCGCACCGATATGTTCATGGCGTTGACTGGAAACGTATTGGCGAATTTGTCCGATCATTAGGATACATCGCGATTCAGGTTGGAAGAGAGGACCATGGCGTGGGTGTTAAGATGGAAACTATGACAGAGGCTATGTTGAGTTTCGTGATCGCCGGAGCGGATTTCTTTATCGGATTGGATTCTGGCCCAGCTCACATTGCGGTAGCATGCGGAGTAAAATCGATGATATTTTTCGGATCTGTAAACCCCGCCTATCGGTATGCTGATCTTACCAATATTGAGGTAGTACAAAATGATTGCCAGTTTGCCGGTTGTTACCATGATGTGATTTCTGTACGCGGACAAAATTGCCAGATAAATACTATTCTGCCTCCATGTATTACGCACACCACAACTTCAATCATTACCCGTATCAAATCCTTTGTCAATGGAAAACAACAATGATCCTAAACTGAAACTTTATATGTCTGAATCCGCCAAGGTTCGTGACATGCCAGAATTGATGGGTTTTATCAAAGGGCGAATTGTGGATTGGGGTTGCGGCCCGGACAAGATTGTTTCTTCGGCAGATGGAGTGGACGGACGTAAACTGGAAGGGGTAACCTTTGTAGGAGAATTCCCATCATACCCTGCTCAGCATTTTGACACCGTATTCTCTTCGCATTTCCTCGAGCATGTGCTGGACGATTATGCGATGATCACTGAATGGCATCGGATTCTCAAGCCTGGTGGACATCTGGTATTATATCTACCGAACGGTATTCACTATAATCATTATGACAACAAAGAGCACATTCGCGCTTACACATTCATGAATTTCATGTTCTTCTTCGAGCGCGCATTCTGTGGAGGAGCTTATGATTATAATGGACGCAACATTAAGGCGCGATTTGTTCACGTAAAAAGCGGAGAAGATCATGGACGCGACCGCTATTCATTCTACGTTGTTGCCCAGAAAATATGAATCAACTATCCTCCGGCAGGCCAGACCTCAAATTTCTGATCTTTTGTTTGATGGTCTTGCGGTATTCACGCTGTTCTGATCGTGGTGCCTTATATATTCCACGGGTAGGATTATCCGGATCGCCCACCCATTTACCAACGCGCTTATCCATCTTCAGATCACTGATGCGCTGCTTGAGTTTCTTTTTGTCAGATGGCTGTGCTGGCGGGGCACCTGGTCCTTCGGTTTCATCATCATCTTCGTATGCCATAACTGTAATTTTACCTCTAATTTAATGAAAACACTTGGATGTGCTTCTTTCGTCTACAATGCCATAGAGCAAGACTATAATTTCCGCGAAACTATTGCCTGCATGCAGGAGTTAGCGGATCATGTCATTGTCCTGGATGCTGGGTCTACGGACGGAACACAGGAGCATCTATTGAAACTTGGAGATAAAAAAACCACCATTATTCTGTGTGCTCCAGAAGAATGGCGTAACCAACAAGGAAAAGAGAAACTCAGCTACTTTTCCAATATGGCCATCAGTCGCCTTGAAACCGATTACCAATTTTATCTCCAGATGGATGAGATCATCCACGAAGATTCATTCCCCCTCATTAGAGAGGCAATCGAGTATGGATTTGAATCGTACATGGTCAAGCGGCACAACCTGTTCTATGATCCTTGGCATCAACTCAATGTTCCACAGGAGCGTAAGCCGTGCTCAACAGAAGTGCTTCGATTGGCAAAAACCAAATACCGGTGCTATGATGACGCGGAGAGTCTGGCTTGCAATGAAGTGTGTTTTAATTTCATGGAGAACATTCACATATTTCACATGGGTTACGTGCGTGACCCAAAGAAACACCTTGTGAAGATCCGTCACATGATCAATGAAGTGTTTCGGTTAGAACCAGAGCGCCGCATTGAGGGGATTGAAGAATTTGATCCATCAAGATTCTTTGCAACAGAAGATGTCATTCCGATTCAAAGTGACTTGCCAAAATTTATCAAAGAGTGGGTGAAGGAACGCTACCCTAATGGTCCCCGCTCATTGTAGCGGGGACCACCGATTGGTCGTTGGCTAGCATTGCATCTGTTTGTTCGGCTTAAAATGCTCCCGCATCGTAGGTTATTTATTACATCGACTCAGGTGGACTTATCCCGTCTTTTCGGGGCCACGGAGCATGACCACTGCTCTTTCAGTTCGATTTTTCAAACCGCCATTTATGTTTTAATGTTTTCGGATGAAATATAATACCACGGCAATGATAATCATCAATACAATTACCTTGAATTGTTTCCCAAGACGGCGATTATCATTTTCTTGGTTAAGCCGTTTGACTGCTTTTTTAAGCCTTTCGGATCTAAGTCGATCAGAATTTTCCAAGACATGAATCATTGGTTTATCGAATCTACCTCTTTTTCGATAATCATGAAAATGTCCGATTGGCGAATCATCAGATACGTCTCTCCATTGATGCTTAGTTTGGTGCCGGCATGACGACCGTACAACACATAATCACCAGGCTTTACCTTCATTGCCTGATAATATGGCCGCTGAATGGGTTGCAACCCTTTGTTCTCAATAAGAACATTGATTCCTTCAAGGATTGACCCCATCAATTCTTCACCGTAACTGTAGGCACCTGGACCTACCGAGATGACTTCACCCTCAACGGGTTTCTCGATATCCTTTTCACCGAGATAAAAATCTCCTACTTTTTCTTCAGGAGTTTTTGGTTTGATCAACACTCGATCTTCGAGCGGAATTCCTTTGGATAAGTTCATTGTTGCGGTGGTTCAACGTGAGAAATAACTGCGCGGCTGGTCAATAACAATCCAGCGATGGATGCCGCATTCTCCAGCGCCAGACGTACAACTTTTGTTGGATCGATGATGCCTGCCTCAATCATGTCAACATATTTGAGTTGCTTGGCATCATATCCAACGTTTCCTTCCATTTCAAGCACCTTACTTAATACTAGATCTTTGTTCTGGCCGGCATTCTCAGCGATGATCTTGAGCGGTTCCTGAATAGCCGATTCAATGATATCGACACCGGTAATAAAATCCGGATTACCAGGCGGAACTTCAGATGGCATGCTTCTAATCAGCGCTACACCACCGCCAGGAAGAATTCCTTCCTGGACAGCGGCCCGCGTTGCGTGTAATGCATCATCAAGCCGGTCTTTCTTCTCCAGAATCTCAACATCAGTTGCTCCCCCCACATGAATCACAGCAATGCCATTGCTCAAATTTGCCAGCCGCTCCCTGATCTGGTTGCCTGATGCTTCTGAGACATTCTCATCTTCCAGTTGCGCCTTCAAATGCGCAATGCGCTGCTGACTACGTGGTCCCTGTCCGTGTCCACCAATGATAATAGTCGTGCCCTTGGTAATACGCACTTTTTCAGCACCACCCAGATGGTCCGGTGTTGCCTTCTCCAGCGTCAATCCAGTTTCTTTGTTGATTACTGTGGCATTGGTCATGGCCGCAATATCCTTCATGATCTCGCGGCGCTGTTCGCCAAAATCAGGGCATTGAATCGCACATCCAACAAAGGCTTTCTGCACAAAATTCTTGATCAGGGTGTACAATCCTTCTCCGATAACATCTTCCACAATCAAAAGCACTGGGCGACCTTGTGTCTTCTTGTTCTCACGCTGCGCCTCAAGAATTGGAATAAGTTGACGCATGCTGGTCACCGCACCTTCATACAGTAAAATGCATGGATCCATCAACACAGCTTCCTGCTTCTCCTGATCAGTAATGAAATAGGGACTGATGAATCCGCGCGCAAGGCGCATTCCTTCAACAATGGTAACTTCCGTCTTATTGGTCGCCTTAGCGTCCTCTACGGTAATAATCCCATCATTGCCGACCTTTGCCATGGCTGTTGCGATCAATCGCCCAATTTCTTCATCTCCGTTGGAAGAAATGGTGGCAATCTTTTGAATGTCATCTCCAGAAACCGGCTGGCTCATTTTTTTGAGATTGGCTACCGTCTGTTGAACGGCAGCATCAATTCCTCTCTTGATATCCATCCTGTTTGCCCCAGCGGCAACGTTCTTAATGCCAGCCGTAAATATGGCCTGCGCCAATACAGTCGCTGTCGTAGTTCCATCACCAGCCGAATCTGCGGTCTTATTGGCTACAGCCTTGACGAGCTGGGCACCCATATTCTCAATGATATCTTCAAGAAAAATCTCACGGGCAACCGTGACACCATCTTTTGTGATGGACGGAATACCGAATTGCTTCTCATAGATCACATTGGTCCCTCCGGGGCCAAGAGTAACCTTGACTGCGTTTGCAAGTTTGTCGATGCCGGCCTTGAGTTTGGCGGTGGCTTCCTGATCGAATGTAATGTTCTTGGGCATCATAAAATTCTATTGTCGTTTAATTCCAAAAGTAAAGTTCGCGTGTATCAAAAGCTGATCAGTCATGCAATGCAATATCTGCGATGTCTCGCAGACTATAACAGTCCAAATGTCGTTCTCAAGAAGACCACCACTTTCCACATAGAGAGCATAAGCCTCTTGCTTAGTGTCTTTAAGAATGACTGGAATCGGTGTTTCAAACTGAAGCATTCTTTGGTGCATATTTTGAAATTTGGAAGATGAAATCTTGCCATGTCCGAACAATCATGTAGATGGCCCCCATGGCCTCAATCTCTGCCTGAAACTCCTTCTGCACATCTGATTGCCGATCCTTACCTATCTTAATTTCAATTTCAATTCTCGTCCCATGCGGAGGAAGTGCCCCCGAAATATCTCCGCTGCCTTTTGCTCCGCGCGAACGCGGGATATACATCCCTTTTTTAACTGTCACTTGCTGACCGAGTACATTTTTTACTTTCTGTTCCGGCAGATATCGGCCTTCAGAAGCCTGGCGAAATGCCTTCCATCCCCTGAGTTCAAAATAGGCAAGAATCGCTTTTGTCAATTCATTCGCTGTCCCATCTCGGTATTTCACTACAGGGCGCGCATGCTCCGGAATATGGGAGTACTTTTTATTGACTAATGCCTGAGCGAGTTCTTTGAGAGTCATGATCAAAAAGGAAGCGAATCAACTTCATCTTGCATTGAAGCAGGAGATTGCTTTGCCGGCGCACTTCGCACAGACTCTGGCGCACTATCTGGCGGAGGCGGTGCCGAAGATTCCCGTTTGCCGCCAAGCAGAATCACTTTGTCTGCAAGGACTTCAGTGGTGTATCTGGTCACACCGTCTTTCTCCCAAGAACGCGTCTTCATCTTGCCTTCAATAAAGACAAGATCGCCTTTGTGCATAAACTTGGAAGCAATCTCAGCAAGACCGCGCCAGGCAACAATGTTGTGCCATTCAGTAGATTCTTTCTTTTCTCCAGTTGCTTTATCCTTCCATGTTTCGGATGTAGCCATGGAAAATGATGCAACCATATCTCCTGATGCAATTGTTCTGATTTCTACATCTTTCCCTAATCTTCCAATAAGTGTTACTCGATTTAAACTGCTCATTTTATTTCCATGTGTGTTTAGCCATAATATGTTTGATGCAACTTATTGTCACATTATATCGATCTGCTACTTTTTGCCTCCATCCGCGGGTGTTGTGTTTATAATTTTTACGAATACTTCTAACTTCCGATAAACTTAATTTGTGTAATGGATGTCTTTCCCCGCGATTATCTATTTGACTGATGTCAAAATTTATTCCTTTTTTAACTCTGTCGATTGCATGATGTCTTCCATGTGAGGATGGGTTTGTTAATTTCAAATTGGATAATCGATTGTCAGTTTTATTGTGATTTTTGTGATGAATTATCTCATCATGCAATAATCGCCTACCAAGATTCATCTCAAATAAAACTCGATGTAGTGGCCGATCTTTATGTGGACCTACTGTGATTACATAATAACCACTTGATTTTAAAGAGATACCAGTTGCTTGTCTTGAGGCGTGTTTCCGAATTCTCTTTAATAAATCATCAATAGTTATCATTTTCTTGGGGGAAACTCTTTTTAGTTTTTTATGTTAAATCAATCCTTACCTAACGCTTCCATGTTTAATTATGAACGTTTGTAAAACCCCCAATATCGTTAAAGTCCTCTGGACTGTAGTTCTTGAGAAGTTTCAACACATCAATGCATTTTTGTTCTCCGGCAAGATAGAATTCATCTCCTCTTTTTACAACCCGTTTGAACAATCTTGTGGGGTCTTTCTTGCTAATGCCTACTATTACCGCCCAACGATATTCAGCGGTGAGCAGATACCACGCAATTCCGCGATCGTAATTAAAGTTCACCAGGGCATCATTGAACTGATTTTCTGTCATCACATTTAATCCCTTCAATTCAAGACAGAATTTCTGATTCGTTCGTGCCCCATCCATTTTACACCGCGACTTGACTCCAAGTTCCATTTTGGGATTATAGAACTCTTTTTCGCGCACAAAATCATTCCCCATCACAATTGCCCGACACAGACCATCTTCAAAGAAAGTCTTGCGCATTTTCTTGGCAAGTTCGTAATCTGGATCACCGTCTGGGTGTTCTACAAGATGTGGTTCAAGGATTGTGGAATGTATCAATGTACCAAGATCAAAAATGGCTTGAAGATTTGGCGGATCCTCTCGGAGCAAACCAACCTTCTTCTCAAAGGATTTGAGATCGGAGTGAGACAGGTATTCGTGATCAAAATAATTGCTCATGAGCAACAGTAAACTACGATTACCATAATCAGTGCCCCGATTATCCAAAACCAAAATGGCGGTCCATTTTCATTCTTTTGTTGCAAAATATACCATACAGCACTCACTGCCGCACAAATGTTTTTGCCTTCAAATCAACCACAGTCCCCTTGATCTCTACAATGCAATGTGAAGCAAACCAATCCATCCACCATTGAACGTGCTTGACATATCCACCCTTCTTGTCCTTGATGCCTGGAAAATCAGGATGGGCGATGCAGTGCCCGATGATTTCAGTGAATGGCTTTAGGAACTGTCCTTCAGCAAACGTTATGACTCGTTTAGCTGGACCTGATTCCAAATCTTGTACCATTCCTTGACGCTGGAATTCTGCTTCCAGTATGTTAAGATCAGCATCGTCCTTGGCGCTCTGAATTTTCTGTTCAGCCTCAGCCTGACTGGCTTTCATTTGTTCTTCAGCCTTCAGGCGTAATTCTTCCTTGCGCTTGGCTTCAGCGGCAGCGGCATCCTGTTGCTTTGAAATCTCGATGAGTTTCTCTTTGATAGTTGGCAACTTGGCCCGATAGCCGTTGATGATCTCAACAGCCATCGCCATGTATTCTTCGTTCTGCTTCTGATAAGGAAACTCCTGCTTCATTGCAAGCAAGAACTCTTCTTCATTTCTTACCAAATCTGTGCGTCTGCCTTGAACCAATGGATGAAAGCAAGCATCATACACTTCCTGTTTGAGTTCCGGTGTCTTACTTTCAAGTGCTTTTTTCTTTGTCTCAAAATTCTCAAGGGTCATACTGGACTCCCACGCACTCATGCCTTCAATCACGGAACGCTTACGGCCTGCCTGCATTTCAATAAGTGCCTTCTGAATCTTCTCCCGCCACATGGCCTTATAAACTGCTATCTGACGCAACAGATCGGCTTCATACTCCTTCTTTTTCTTTTCGTCAATCTTAAGTTGTGCGTATGCTTCGCGCAGGTGCCGGACGCGGTTGAACTCATTGTCGGCTTTGCTGTCATACGCAATCGCTTTCTCATACTCCATGAGTTGGCCCTTGATCACATCAAGGGGTTCGGTGATCTCCTTGCGCGCCTTAATTACCTTGTCGGCAATCTGTTTGGCGACCACCAGCACATCATTGGCCTGCTGATCTTCTTCATCAGAGGTCACTTGCGTGATGACGCTGAGTTTTTTCAGTGCTAACTCCCTGCCTTTTTCCATGACAGGCAAATTCTTCTGTAGCGTTTGTACAGAGATACTGATTCGAGCAGGAAGTTGTTCCTGCTGCACTTCTTCTATTTGTTCGCTCATTTTCCTAAGAAATTCTTGATGTCTTCGTCTTCCGCTGAAGCGGTCACAACCTTTGCTTCTTCCACTGGCCGCGAGTCAGGTTGTGCTTTTGATTCGGCCTTAACTTCCTGATGTGGAATATCTTTTACTTCCTCTTCCTGGTCATCCTCATCGGCATCAAACCCTTTGATATCCGCCACTTCGACTTGTGGTTGCCGATAATACAGTTTGTACGCCCGATTGTATGTCACCTTCTTGGCCATTTCCACCGGCCATTGATTCCATGTGCTGGTTTCGGACTGCATCTTGCTTTTAGACTTGGCCTTCACAAGATCATCATGATAAACTACGATGTCCACAAAATTGCCGTCCTTATAGATGATCCGGCAATAAGCGGCAATGATGTTATCCAGGGTTGCCGTAGGAGCTTTCTCGGAAGAAATATGTTCGGCAACTTTGTTGTTGAGTTTGTCATGTTTGAAGGTATCCCCCTTCAGTACCACCTGCGCCTCGGTGATCATCTTCACGTCAGGCATACGCCGGATCAACTCGCGCTTCCCATGCGCACCAATCTGGACTTTGACAATATTCCCGTACAGAATCGGATAAAGCTGACCCTCTTTGCCAAATGACAATCCGGTCGTGCCGGCCTTGACCAGTGCGGCAAAGTGCGAAAACTTGTCAGCGTCCTTGAGTTTCTGATTTTCATTGGTGATCTCCAGATAATGAAAAACCTCGCTGGCAAAACGATTCGCCCCGTCCTTATGTCCGGTTACGGCTTCGTAATTCTTTATAAATCTTTCTCTTACGAAATCCAGCGAAAGTGCATCTTTCACTGATTTGGCATTTGCAAGGGCTTGATCGATCTTTTTGAGTTGGGACATGGTGACTGATTGGTTAATTATTGTGATGCCAAGTAAGACCAAATAAATTTAAGTTACAATTTTTTTATTAATTTTTTTTTATGTTGCTTTGGTTCAAATTCAAAGAAATGATCTTCAATTTCACCGCTATCGCCGAAGAAGTAGGCAAAAGAATCAAGACTTCCAGATCTGATTACTTTAGGTTCCGGATGGCAATGTTGGGTATTAAGAATGATCTGACACCCAAAGAAAAAAGTGCAATAAAGGCGGTGCTAAAGGAAGAGTACGAAAGTGTTCTGAAGACTCTAAACAATTAATTTATGCACAATGCCTTACCTCAAAAAATGACACCCGAAAATCTGGGTGCCTGGATTGCCGAAAATGCCATCGACAAGAAAGATCATGTCGAGAAATTTGACCTCACCAAAGATGAAATTGTTGAACTGGAGCATGCTTCATCTCTGGCCAGCCGTGCAATCGATCGGCTGGAATCAATCCATGAGTCATTCAAATATGACTTAAAAAACGGTGTGGTGGATCCTGCGACCTTCACCATTCCTCCTACCAAAGGACTCAAAGAATTGATGGCTAACCGGGAGTTTGCCGATGCGCAGATTGAAAAAGGATACAAAGAAATCCATACTGACATCTATGGAATCCCGTATCCGGAAACCCGTAAGATCGTCTACTTTGATATTGAGGGAAATCATTTTGAGGAGTATGACAAGAAAATGACTCCTGAACAACTGAAAAATTTCGGTAAGCCGATGCTCGAAGAAGGAGAAGAGGCTGATCCGCTGTTCAGTTAATTTTTTTCAGCGAAATTTCAAACCCCAACTCACGAAAGATGGTGTCAAGTTCTGCCGTTATTGCATTGGCAAGTTTTGTACGGTCTGCAAGATTGAGCGGAGTAAGGGTTCGGCCATTGCGCCGCATGTGCAGACGTGTGTAACTTATCCCTGACTTCTCGGCCAGGTGCTTGATGTTGATTAATTTGGTTTGGAACGGTAACATGATTGGCAAAGATACTATTTTTTTTGATATTTTCTTTTATGGAATACATCATTGCCAGACAACTCGCTGAGAGCATTTGCTACAAACTGATTCCGTTCTGCGAACGAATTAAGATTGCCGGCAGCATCCGCCGTAAATCAAAGGAGGTATCCGATATTGATCTTGTAGTTATCCCAAAACGCACAGCAACAAAGGATATGTTTGGCAATGTGACGGGTTGGAAAGTAAATGAAGGATTCATTGCCCAGATAAACTCTTGGCCCAAGATCAAAGGTGAACCCACCGGCAAGTTGGCGGTGCGCCAGCTACCTGAAGGTATTCATCTTGAGATCAGTATTACCAATGAATTCTCATGGGGTTATTTATTAGCCATCCGCACCGGTCCTGCCGACTATTCGCATCGACTTGCGAAACGCTGGCGTAAACTTGGCTTTGAAGGTCACGATGGAGTGCTGACAAATGATGGTCGGCCTATTGCGCTGCCGACCGAAGAAAAATTATTTGCTTTACTGGACATACCATACATAGAACCATGCAACAGAGTGTAAGCATCAAACCAATTAACATCTCATGGCTTACGACAGACGGCAGGCGCGAAGGTATTGCCATTGCCAAGAAGCCAAGTGAAAAAAATCCGATTATGACACTCTACTTTTGTTACTTTAATGGTGATCCAAAAAGCGCAGTGTGGATATCCGAAGCCAATCTTGAATTTTGAATGTGCCAGTGCAATCAGGGTTGGATTGTTAAAAAGACAAAACATGGAGTTAAACGCATCTGTCGAAATTGTGGATTCAGTGTGATTGATATTCCGTCCGTTAAAGGATCATTCATAGAAGATCATCCTGAGTACATTGCTGCGCGGCCAAAAGGAAAGCACAAGAAGAACTGGTTAAAGAAATGAAACATTTAATATGAGAAACCCTATGCTTGCCATACCATTGAAAGACTATACGCTTTCGCCATTGACAAAGACGGTGAAGGCAAAGACCAATCACAAGATCATGCCATGTCCTGTATGTTCCGGTCGCGGCATTCGAAGGGATGCTAAAACCGGTGAAGAACGCCAATGCAGGGCATGTAATGGCACCGGTTCGATTTTCAAGAATACTCTTGACAAGTCTAAGTAGTCGTCTTAACTTCAACACCCCGCCCAAGCCGAAAAACCAATGGAGGAACGCGAACTAGTCTTTACCAAAAAGAAGCGTGATCATGTTGCCCCATCTTGTCCGTGTGGAGAAGTTAATGATCCTAAGAATCCGCAGTTCGCACCATTCGAAGGCTTTGATGGTCAATATGGATACTGTCACCGCTGTGATCGCAAATTTATGCCTGAGCAGAAAAGTGACAACGTGACCTACACATATTCTCCACCACCCAAAGTCCCCCAAAAGTTTATTGACCAGGAACCGGTATTCAACTGGATATTCCCAGATGTAGTGGTAGATCCGGCACCCACGCGACCAATGGCTGGTGAATTCTCCATTACCTTTTACTTTCGAAACATCAGCGGACAACTCACTGGTGCCAAGCGGATGGTGTACAATTTTCCGGAGTTTAAGCGCAATCGCGAGAAGCATCCACTATATCTCTACACCCGGGAGTCGGGTTATTATTCGTGTCTTTTTTATGAACGTGATCTTGCGCTATTCCCTGCGGCCAAAATTGTCTTGGTGGAAAGTGAAAAGACAGCGGTAATCCTGCGCTACAAATTCAAAAAAACACTCAATGAATACATTTACCTGGCCGCCGGTGGTGCCAATGGATTAACGGTTGATAAGGCACATGTGCTGCGCAACCGCAATGTGATCATCTGCTATGATGCCGATAAGACTGGAAGAGAATCTGCGCAGGAGGCAGAACTTAAATTAGCCGGACTGACAGCAAGCGTAAGCGTAGTGGATGCATATCCCGACAAAGATGACGGGACTGATCTTGGTGATACATTTGAACAGATCGACATCGATTTCATCCGTAATCTCTCAGCAAAGAATTCAGTTCCACAAGCACTTGTTGATGAGATCAGGGAAGCCAATCGCAAGGGGGATAAGTTTACCGATGAACACATTGAGGAATTATGCATTCAATACGGTAAGTCGCAGGAACAGTTACGCGACATTATCAAAGCTGTCTTCAATGCTAATAAGACCGAATACAAAATCAACGAAGCTCCCCTACTCAAACGTATTGAACACTTTTTGTCATCACGCTTTGAGTTCAAGCGCAATGTGATTTCCCGGGGAATTTTTTACCGCGAACTCAAGTCGCCCGACTGGATGTCTTGTGAATACAATGATGTTTGGCGCTTACTTCAACACAACATCAAAGTATTCGGAAAGGCCAAGATCCCGATTGCTGATGTACGTGATCTGCTTGAGTCCAGCTACGTGCCCAAGGTCAATCCATTCGAAGAATACTTTAATGGCCTGCCGCAATGGGATGGGCAGGACCACATCACCGCCCTGGCGCAGCATGTGGAGACGACCCAACAGGATTTCTGGCTCATTCAGTTTAAGAAATGCCTTGTGCGCATGATTGCTTGTACCATCGGACTTCAGGAAAACCGCATCGTCATGACCCTGATCCAGCAGAAGCAAGATCAGGGCAAGAATCGGTTCATTAAGTTTCTCTGTCCCCCTGAACTTTTAGAATACTACAAGGAAGATCCCGTCAGCAATCACAAAGATTCTGAACTTGCTTTGACCAAGAATTTCATCTGGAACCTGGATGAACTTGATGTCCTTAACCGCAAAGAGATCGACTCTCTAAAAGCCTTCATCAGCCGTTCTGTCTCCAAGCAGCGCGAAGTCTATGCGCGACAGGAAGTATCGCGCCCGCGTGTAGTCAACTTCTGGGCATCCACCAACCGACTGGAATTCCTGACTGACACACAGAACTCGCGATGGTTATGCTTCTACATCAAAAATATCAAATGGGATTACAACAATTCCGAATCAGGAGTCAAGAACATCGACATCACTAAAGTCTGGGCACAAGCCTGGCATCTGTATAAGACAGGGTACAATTATCGCCTGGACATAGATGACAAAAAACTCCGTGATCAGATCAACCATGAGTTTGAAGTCATGCCTGATGAGAAACAGCTTATAATGAAGTATCTTCAGCCATGCCCCGAAAACTCCGGGGAATTTATGGTCAACGTAGACATCCTGCAATATCTGCTTGCACAGACCGGCAACCGAATACGCCTGACTTCTACCGGACTTGGTAAGTACATGAGTCAGCTTGATTTCAATGTGCAGATACGAAAACTCAATGGTCGCACCGTTCGCGGATATTGGGTCCAAAAGGAACCGCTTATGAACGGCCACACGCATCCCGATGCGCACACACAATCTGAACCAGTTGAAATAATACCTGAAGATCAATCTCTTCCATTCTGACATGAAATACCTAATCCCTACCGCCATCATCCTGATCATTGTCGCCTACGCCATCGGATATCACCATGGCCTGGATTTGATCAATCACGAAGCCGCTCATAAAAAATTTCAACACACTATTGATAGCCTCAACCAGGTTATCGGGAGAGCTGATCAGCGGATCATTCGTGATGATGATATCCTTAAGGCACTTAACATCAGGTTACAACTCGACAGTGTGCGGCAGATTGAAGATGAGAAACAAAAACAAGCAATACATGGCTACTATCAAAAGATTCTGCATTCCTACGACAATGCTTCTGATTCTGTCCTGGACGGCTTCCTGCGCGCAAGGATTGACTCGATCCGACAAAGAGATTCTGGTCAAGGAACTCATTAAGGGGGATGAGTGCCAGCGAACCGCGCAGACGAATGACAGTATTATGGCGGATATGCGCCGGCAAGTCGCCGATCAAAAATCCGTTGTTGTGGTACTCAATGATCAGGTAGATCAATTCAAAACTCAGATTATCCCCTCATGGCAACAAAAGGAAATTGCCTGGGTCAAAGAGCAGGCGCGTCTTGAGGCCAAGATCAAAAAAAAGAACTTCTGGTCAGCGGTGAAAGATGTGGGTCTTATCGTGCTTGTGGCGGAGGTTGTGCACCTGGCTGCTGAGAAGTAGGTGCCTTGGTAAGTTTGCCTATCAAATAGCCAACAATCCCGATTCCCACCAGTGTGTGGGTTAGCCATTCCGGAAGGGCAATGTTGTATTGCGTGTACAGGTTCATCAGGGCGGTCAGTCCCTCACCCAATGACCCAGCAGCGATGCCAAGATATCCGATGTAGTACTTGAGGATCTTGCCGAGTTTGCTTTCTTCAGCATCCCAGCGTTGTTGCAGTTCCTTGAGTGTGCTCATATCAGAAGTTTAAGTCCGAACGATTCATGTCTACCATGGTGGAGATGCCATTCACCTTGCCTTTGGACGTGAACTGCCACACATCGGCATGTGTCCATCCGTGCGGGATCATACTCAGGGATGCACTGTACTCAGCCAGCCAGAGTTTCACTTCACCGAGTTTGTGATCAATCGGCAGGTGTTCATTCAGGAAATAAGGTCCGCTATAAATCATCACCGGATAACCGGCTAATTTCACTGCGGTCAGGAACGTCTCCGCCCATAATGCCACCTGGTCGGGCGGCAGGTTAAGTTCATCTGTTTCGATGTCCAAGACTGCTGGCAATGTAGCTACCGGTAATCCCTTCATTGCTGCAATGAATGCTGCGGCCTCTTGGGAAGCATCTTCAATGACTGTTAATTTATTTATGGAGCAAAAGTGATAATATCCGAACTTTAGTCCGGCATGCGATGCCCCGTATGCATTCTCCGCGCGATACGGATCGCGGTAAGTCGCGCCTTCGGTAGTCTTGATGAATGCAAACTTGATATTTTGCGGGTCAGTCTTGACTAAATCCCAATTGATGTGACCGTTGTTGACCGAAACATCGATTCCAAGTAGGTTCATTGATCCAAAGATAGTTGTTTTCTCGATTCGATAAATAGTGCCTTGGCTGCCTTATACGACAATTCCACAACGAGATGATTCCCATGAAGTATGAGAACGGCTTTATCATTGCCGATAAACTCATGCGATCCACTCAGTTTAATGAAGGATACATCACGCATATCAAAGACGATTGGATACCATTCATCTCCACCATCAAGGCCCATTTCTTCTTTTTTTATGTCCTCAATACACCAAACTCTGGTTTCAATGATCATACGGTGCCCACAGTTTAAACACATCACGAAAGAAACTCTTCCACATTGACTTCTTTCCAGTCATGCCGACAAGGCGATACATCATTCGAATGTGATCCTTTGAGATCATACTCTCGGCAATCGCCCACATCTCATCACGGTCGCGGCACAAATCCATCTCAACAATACCGATGTCTCGATACCATCCGGGCTTGCTTTTGATAAGACGAATGTGATTGCAGCACTGCGCATGCAGCGTCAGTATCTGCTCAAGAGTCATGTTGTGAACGGAGATCACAATCGAATCTTAAATGCTATCTGATAATTATGTGCGACAATTCCGGTGTAAGCCATATTCACCGTCTGTAAAATGATCAGGGCTAGTAGCGGATGATCTTGATGAAGTGCCCGAAGTCCACCAGTCGCACACAATACTATTCCGGTCTTAACCAATGCAAATTTCCACGGATGCGCAACGGATGATTTCAAAAATGGATTACCCTCATAACCTCCAGCGTGAATTGCCTTTATTGTCGAAGTCATATCCAGCACCTGAAGCGTGATGAACTTCATCTCCGCATGTCGGTACGCTGGCGACATCTGCGCGTGAAGCGATGAACTTATCAGAAGAAGTAGTACAACAAGCGTTTTCATTTCACCAAGTCTTTGAATCCCATGCGTTCGTAAATAACCATGTTGTGATCGAATGCCCCCTTGCATCGGAAGCGCGGTTCCCGTTTTGGCCCTTCAGTTGCATGGCATATCTGATGTCCCTTAAACAGTGTCCGCTGGATCACTTCATTAGCCAGCCTAACATCCTTCCAGCGGCCATGCTTTCCCACCGGCCTGAAAGGACATGATTTACAATGTGTTGTCATCACTGGCAGTTTACCGGACTCGATCTTCATTCTCCCACCCAAAGTTGTAGCATCATTTCTCCATCTACTATCGCCCATTCTCTTCGACCAATTGTCCTACAGTAAATACGTGAAAGTGAATGGAGTTCAGTAATATCTTTCAAATCAATGGAGTCACCTAGTTCGGGAATGTCACGAAATAGTATGATTGTGGTGAGTACTGCATCCTTCAAAACTTCCGTCCGTAGTGGAGGCCGAAGACATATCTGCACCCGCTGACCGACAAGCCACAGGGGAAGTTGAAATTTCCAATGACGTAGTTTCATGATTTCTACAAATTTGGTTTATACCGCCATCCTACGCGAATGGGTTGTTGCGGAGGAATACCAGGGAGTTCTGGGTCTGGCGATTCCTTATACACCCGACAGTTCAGACAAATCTTGATCGATGGCGAGATCGCATACCAATCATGCTCACAGACTCTCGGTTTGATCACAGGCTTTGTCATAAGAATGTCAGTTCATCTTTTACCGGTCGAGAGACTATTGGTTCCTGTCTATCCACAATAGGATTTTCTTCCACTTCCCGCCAG